AACCGCAACGGAAGGAGCTTGATTATGAAACCGAACTGGAAAATGATGCTTCTTGCCGACAACGGCAAAAAAAACGGCGATTCTCGCAGATACCGCGACGATTATTACAGCGAACCCGACTACAGGGAGCGCGACTACGACAGGCGAGACTATGACAGACGTGATTATGACACCGGGGGTCATAGGCGGTCGGACGATGAACGGAAAACTCATCGTGACGATTTCAGACACGTCGGGCGCGAAATGAGAGAAAAATACCGCCCGGACTATGACGAATACTATGACGATTACGACGATTATTACACGCCTGACAAGCGTGAAAAGCGCAGTGTAAAAGGCGACGAAAGTCGCGCGAAATCGGGAGAGTTTACAAAAGAGGACGCTAAACGTTGGGTCAGTAAAATGCAGAACTCTGACGGCTCATCCGGCGGTCACTGGTCGATGGAACAGACCGAACAAATCCGCGAACAGCGCGGATACAAATGCGAACCCTCACAGTTTTATGCGGCAATGAACATGATGTACTCAGACTACTATCCGGTCGGCAAGGACTACGGTGTGAATACCGCTGAGTTTTACGCGGCTCTTGCTCACGCTTTCCTCGACGATAAGGACGGCGGTGACGATAAACTCACAAAGTACTATGAGTGCATAATTGAATAATGCAAAACGAAAAAGGACAGTAAAACGGTACTGCCCTTTTTTCGTTACCAACAAGACAACCAACTGAGCCAGATGAGAAAAGTTTGGAGGAGCTACGGAACTTTTCAAGACACGTTTGTTCTTTTTGTTCACCCAAAAAATATGAATTGCTGTTAGTGTCTTTCTCGTGTTCCTTTTACAAGACGCAATTTTAAAATTAAAAACAGGAAAGGGGAATCATGTTTTTAATAAATATCAAGGAAGGTAAATTGCCGTGATCAGCGAAATTGTTATTAATATTTGCTGTGAGCGTCTTTCTTAATTTACATGGATGTGAAAACCAAAGCGGAGGTAGGTGCTATGTCGGACACCTTGTTTCGCATCGTAAACATTATACCATACTTTAACCTATTTGTCAACACTTTCTTTTTGAATTTTTTATTAACAAATATAGAAACAAGATTAACTTCATAACTTTTTCTCAGCTTCCGTTACTATTACGTCTTCCGCTTTCACCTTTTCCGGTTCTGCGTTTGGCGCGTCAAGCTGAGGGATTGATTCAAGATACGCCTGTTCGAGCTCCGCAACGCTCTTGCCGGAATCAAGCTGATTTGAAGCTGTTACCTGAATCTCCTGCTTTTGCGTATAGCCGTAGTTGTTGTTCATAAAGAACATGCCGACGAGCGGCGCGACCTGTCCTTCGTTCATGTAACCTTCCATCAGCTGTTCCAGAATCATTGAGACGTTCACCATAAGCTCCTGCTGCTTCTGTCCCGGTCTGCGTTCGCCGAGCTTCCAACTTTGAAGCGTGTCCTTCGGGATTTTCAGCGCGGCTGAAAGTCCTGCCATGCCCGGTTTCAATCCGAGCGCGATACACTGATCAAAGTACCAGTAGATTCTTTTCTCTATCGCTTCGGGGTCTGACGAATCAACGCGCGGAAGCTGCAAGCACATCAGCGAAAACTTAGTCAGTGCTTCAAGCTTTTTGGCATTTCCGCTGTCGAAATCTTTTTTAAATCCCATTTTTTACACCGTCCTTATTATTCCGCGTCAACCCGGTGCTATCTTTTATGCTGTTCGTAGTGGTGCGCCATGCTTTTCTAAACCAGTCATGCCACAGTGTGCAGTACATGTCTGAGCAAATCTCACCGTTTTCGCACATGTCGCAAGGATATCCGGGGATTATACATTTAAAATTATCTTTATTATAGTTTGTACTGTTCATTTTATAAGTTCTGCGTCTGCCATCGGTACGACAGTAACGCTGTTTTTATTTTTGTCGAGAAGCTCCACGAATACGCATAGCCGACCTCTCCACAGATGGTATGTAATAGCGTTTACGCTGTGATATTCCGTCTCTTTATATCGCGCGGGTTTTGATTTAAGCAGAGCTTCTTTTGCTTCTTCTGCCGTCATGATTAGAATGGTAGCTCGCCGTCGTTTACGTCTGTGAGCGGGGGATAAGGATTAGCACCCGGCTGTCCGTAATTCGGCTGATACTGCGGCTGCTGTGCTTGCGCTCCGTATGCTGCCGTCGCGGTCTGCGGTGTCTGAGGTGCATTATACGGATTCTGCCCTTCTGCTGCTCCCGCAGCGCCTGAATCTGCAAGGCTATCCACAAACTTTACCTCGTTTGCGAAGACGCTCGGTTTTGACCTCTTCTGACCTGACTGCGCGTCAGTCCATGTGTCAATATCGATTTCGCCTGAAATTAAGATTGACGAGCCTTTTTTGAAATATCGCGCTACGGTTTCGGCTGTCTTTCCGGCTGAAACGCAGTCAAAGAAGTTCGCCTGTTGCGGTTCGTTCTGTCTTCTGCGCTTGTTTACTGCAATTGTAAAGCAACAGATCTGTGTTCCGCTCGGCGTAGTTTTGGTTTCCGGGTCTTTTGACAGTCTTCCTGCTAAAATGATGTGATTAAAACTGAGATTTGCCATTTAGTACTCCTTGATTTGTATGTTATATTTCTCAAGCATGAGCTTGCGCTTGATAGTGTATGCGGCATATGTCGCGCCGCTGCGATAGCCTTTTACGTCCTCAACTACTGTTGTTCCGTCAGGCAGTTTGTAGACAAAATCCGCTATATAAGCGCACTCGCGCTCTATCACTTTGCCTTTATGCTTTCTTCCGTTTTCGTCTTTATAGTCCGGTTCGCGCTTTGCCGGAATAAGCGAATACTTTACCTGACGCTGCAAGTCTATCAGCAGTCCGAGATCAAGCATCATTTTCAGTTCGCGGTACCGTTCGCATTCTTTTTTACTGTCAAATGTCAGACCTTGATATGTAATTTTGTGGTTATTGAGTTTTGTTTTTTTATTCTTCATCTTTCCCCACTTTCGGCAGTTTTTTCTTTATGCATCCGAGACACAGTTCTCTGCCGTCAAACTCATAAAGCTGCGTCTCGTCTCCGCACTCGTCGCAGTAGTAGACTGTAATCTCGCGGTATGGGCAGAACTTAGCGTTGCACGGCAGACCGCATTCTCTGCAAGCTGATTCAATCCTTTTCATCGTCGCACTCTTTCCACGGCACATCTTTGAGTTCTGGGTGCTTTATTTCGGTCTGTATTGCCCACAGGATATTCCACGCGGCGGCTAAAAGATGCGGTTCATCGTCCCATCCCTCGTTGTACTTTGCAAGGTGTCGGAATGCGCTGTCGATGAAGGAATGAATCGGGATTCCGTGATCAACGTTATGCTCACCGTATTTCTTCGCGCCGTTTTCACAGTGCTTTGAGACTTCGACTATCGCAGTCCACGGAAGCAAGTCCATTCTTCCCTTGCCGTCGTGCATATCGCGCACGCTTCCGGTTGAGAACTCCGCACGTTCGCCTGAATCTTTTATTTGCATTGTTTTTTCTCCCCCGATTTGTCGGATATAAGCGCATTGCCACAAGTTATGCGGTCACTGTCTTCTTCCTCAGACGGTACGAAAACTATAACGTCCCATCCAGCGTTAACAAGCGGTTGTTCAAATTTGCGGTATACATCATAATCGGTGTATTCGGTCGTTACGTTAAAATTATTTTTGACTGCTGAATCGGTTCTGTGAAACGGAGTGATTTTTACAATAAAGTTGTCTTTATCAAACAAAGATGAAAGTGTATCAGCATCTAAAATTGTATCTTCCGAAACGGCAAAATTCAGCGTGTATTTTCTCCCCATCGGTTTTGGAAGTTTTTCAGCTAAGTCTGAAATCTCTTTCAAACTCAGGCTCATATTGCTGAATTGTTTTGCTCTCTGTTCCTCATCGGTTGAATTTATGCTGAATTGAAGTCCTGCTTCGCCGGAGTATAACGTGTTTTTAATGGCACACCATACCTGTAAAAAGCTTTTAAGACTGCTGTTGTCTTTCGGCAACATGGTTGAGACTACTGGGTGTATAACTTTTGCGTTAATGTGTTTTCTGACTATATCCCGCAAGAGTGCGCTTGAAAAATTCAGCACCTCGCGATTCCATGTCGGCTCACCCATACGGGCAAAATGTACGTTAAATCTTTCTGTCTTGCGAACAGTTTCATTCTCAAGTATAGTTTCTATCTGGTATGCGAGGTCTGCGAGACTTGCGTTGCCCCAAAATCCAAACTTTGGGCAGTCGCAAAACTGACACTTCATCGGGCAGCCTTTTTGCGTGCTGATTGTTGCAACCCATTTTTCGGTAAGGTCTACGTCTTTGTGTTTAACACCGTGTATTTCTTTGTGCAAGCCAAGAAAGTCTGCTTTAATATTGTTTTCTTTGCCGTAATCTCCGACTGTTAAAAATTCAAGCTTTCTTTCACGGTCAACGTATATTTTCCCGGTGTGCGTTTTGATTATTTCTATCATTGTTTTAATCCTCTTGATTTATAATGTTGTAGTACACGTACTGCACAATTTCCCACAGCGTATCTACCGACATGCCAACTCTTTCAAGAGCTTCTTTGTTGTACGGATAATCCATTGTTGCCATAAAGGCTTCATACGGATTTATGTACACGCTGTGTGGTTCGGTGTTGTTTCGTTCTGCGTTCATGACAGCGTTAATGCCGTTTTCTAAGAGATGTTCAAGGTCTGACATAATAACTGTCGTACTCCTTTTGCTTGCGTTCACGGAGTGCTTCTATTCGCTCCGGTTTGTCTGTTATAATTTCGTATTTCCCCAGCGGCCAACGTGAAGCATTATCATCCTCAAATTCGATGTAGATTTTCTCGGGATGAGTTGGTGGGTAATACGGAAATTCGATTTTTGGGTCAAATTCGAGTGCGGAGAACCACGTTATTCCACCATCGGCAGACGCAACCGCGCCGTCGATATCATAGCAAGTACCGTCAGTTTTCTTAAAAACATTCGGGCAACGTTTATTTTGAAAATAGTTTGGTCGGGTTTCTGTTTCTTCCCACTCATCAGCTTCTCCTGTAAGTGGCGTGAGCGGTTTGACAACGAGCAGTCTATTCAGAATATTCGTAAAGTCTTCAACAGTCAGCGGCAAGTTTGAAGACACAATTTTTACAACAATTTCGGACAGTTTTTTATTTTCTGCTTCCGAAAGTCCATTATTTTTTTGTAGAGTTTAAGTTCTCGTTTTGCGTATTCAATCATGATTATTCTTTATCCCCCAGACAGATTTCTTTAAATTTAGGTAACGTCTCAATCGATTCGCAGAATGTTCTCCATTCAGGCAAACGGTGGTTTTTACGCTGATAGTAGATTGTTTTCAGTTGTCTGTAATTTGTTGTCATTCTCGCGGTTAGCCTAAATCCGCACGGATTACTGTAGAGGATTTCAAGATATTTTTCGTCAGTAGGCTTTTCGTTGTAGTCGGCTATTTTTTCTTTCATTATTTCGGCTATTCGCTCGTCCACATATTTGATATATGCGGTTGAAAGATCAAACTTTGTGATTTTGTGCATTGTCGATTGAGACGAAACAAAATCAAAGAAATGATATCTTTCTGCTTCCGTCCACGCTTTGACTGTGAAAGTGAGGTCAAACTGAACGACTATGCCTGTTAAAAACTGGTCGTGTCCGCTTCCTTTTTCGCAACTGCCGAGCTTTTTTACCGTATCTGTCAGTACTTCGGTGCAAAACCCCGTGTTCGTTGACATTGGATATTTAGACGCTTTTATGCTGTCTTCAAGTCCGAACACATTGACGTTGTTTATCAGCTTTGCTATTTCAATGTCTTCGTTTTCTGCAATTTTCATTCTTTAAGTTCCTCCGATATTTCAGTGTATAATTTTTCAAGGTCTACGCCTTTTTCGAGCAGTACGGATAATTTGTCAGCTCGCCACTTTTCAAGTTTCGCTGATTTATCATCCATAAAGTCAAGCGCAAATTTTAACCACTCCTGCCTGATTGCACGGTGCAGTTTTTCAAGGCGTTCCGCGCCGAACCCCTCATCCTGATGAAGATATAAAAGCAGCATCACCTCAGATACACTTGCGATATAGTCCATGTATGTCACGATTTTGCGACGTTCTTTAGCTTCGGGATTCGGTTTTCCGGTCTTTTTATTTGAGTACGCTTTGAGCGGCGACAGAGACAGCGGTAGACGTTCTTCGAGCTTTGCTATATCTACTCCGCTTAAGTTTTTGAGGTCGCTTACCGCGCTGAAATAAGCCGAACGCATATACATTTTAGCTTCCTCGCATTTATCCGTGTATTTTTCGTCCGCGTAATATTTTTCATATTCGCGTACGAGCTTTGCCGATTCTGTAAGAGCGCGTTTCAATCTCTTTTTGCCGTAGCCAAATTCGGCTGCAAGCGCATCCATCATCATAATATCATGACATTCAAGGATAAACATGAGCTGATTTTGGACGCGCTCCGGCTGGATTTTGTAGTTCATTCTTTTTTCCTTTTTCTCAGATTTTCAAGGCATCTGTCATAGCAGCGTTTGCAGACAGATTTACCCTCAATCGGCGGGTACTGTCCGCAAACTGCGCACCGTGTCACACCATCAAAGAGCAGACGCGGAACATGATTTTTCCTCATCCTCTGCTGTCTCTGGTCTGCTCTGTGGGTCGCGCGGCACTCTCTGCACGTTGCGTAGCCTTTTGTGGCGGGTTTTTGCAGGCACACAACGCATATTCCAGTCTCTCTTGCTTTTTTCCTTCGGTTCGCCAATCGTGTTTTTGCCGCTTCTTTTTGCTCTACCGTGTAAATCCTCGGACGAGATTCAAAGATGCAGTCCGAGTAAACGCAGTTAAAGCAGTCATGGTTACAGCCCGTAAGATCACCACCTTTTTTATAAATTAGACTTCTTCATCGATCAGTTTTGAGAGTTCAAGCAGTTCGCGGCGCAGTCTTCTGATATCGTCCTGCAAGCGAGAGCTTCCGCGAATTTTCGCTGCATATTTTGGGAATCCGTCAAGCGTCGCTTTTATTACCGCTGTATCAATCCTCATTGCCAAGTCTCTCGCAAAGCCGGACTGGCGCGTGATTGTTTTAATCTGAGCTTCCTGTAGGTTTTTCTTCTGTTCCGGTGTCATTTTCGTTCTCCTGTATTGATTCTTTTGAAAGTGTGAGAGCGTCTGCCAACTTTCGTGCGGCAACAGCAGTCCTTGACGCAGCATCTCTAATATCTTTTATCACGCCTCTTAAAGCTTCATTAATTTCGCAAAATTCCGCTTGCAGTTTCGCGACTTTGATTTCAAGTCTTGCCACTGAGACGCAAGTAAAAATTGCCAAGCACCATGTAAAAATCAGCTGAAAATTATGAAAATCACTCTGCATGTTCATGTTCCGTCTCCTTTATTACGTTTTTTAGAGCTTCTTCAACAGGCTTGTAACGCTCACTCTGCAACTGCTTTTTTAGGCACTCATATGGGTCTGCTTCGCCCGACATAACCATTTTAATTAAGTTCTGACTATAGCCTGAGATAAGCACTACGCCAAGCTCGTTTTGCTGAATCGGGATTACGTTTTTGTGATGTTCATCGACATTCCAAAATACAAGTCGCGGGAGCTTATGACCGTGTCTTTCGTATGCCTGTGCAATTACTTCAAAAAGCGGTTCGGTGAAATTGAAATTTTGTCCGTCAAATTGCATGTCTGATATAATGACAATGTTTTTCGGCATGTCTTCCTGAGACATTTTGTTGTCCACTGCGGTTCTGAGAATGAGTTCAAACACGGCTTCTATGTCGGTATTTGAGCAGTCTCTTTCTTTGTATGTTTTTATGATCTTTTCGCGCAGTGTGTTCATGCCGTAAAGGTCAATCCACTTCGGCACTCGGCTGAAAGTGATAAATTTATTATGAAACTCGCCCGTGCTGCGCTCTGCCATGTAAATTGCCATAGCGGTACTTACGTCAAGCGGCTTGCCGACCATCGAGCCTGAACCGTCGCGGACAACAAGTGTGTTATCAGTAGTAAGTGTAGGCAAGGCTTTCCATAGTTCTTCAAGTGTTGCGTTAAATTTTTCGACGCCGCCCCAGCACGTGGTATACTTATTTACTATATCGTCCGGGAACAGCGTGGATGCGTTAATTTTAGCTTCTCCAGCAGACAGAGCTTCAAGGTACTTTGTTCTGCGGTCTTCGTCGTGTTTCAGGAAAGCGTCGCTGTAAATCAGATTTGCGCGTGACGGTACGGCTTCATAGTTGATTTTGCTCCACTCTTTAGCCGACATTTTGCGCTCTGTCACGTCAAGGTATTTGCGCATTCTTGACAGCATCTTGCGGTACTGCTTTTGACTTATTCCGAGATATGTACGGATGATTTCGGCGTATCTTTGCGTCTCTTTGGAAGTCGTGTTTTGCGACGGCATCCATTTAGCGAGAAGCGAAATTTGTTCGCCGTCAATCATGTGCGCGATATCTATAGAGTACTGTTTTGCTATAAGCTCTTTGACTTCGTTTGCCACGGGAGTATCTAAGAGACATAGCAAATCATCCCATCGTCCGTATTCGCTGACAAGATGCAGCGCGCTTTTTACTATATCAGGTTTCGTGTCTGCGAGGTACGCCGTGACCGTTCTGAACAGCTTGCGTTCTCCGATGCCCTGTCTGCAATCACGGCAGTAGAACAGCCACTTCATGGCAAGCATGGGGTTTTCATAATAAGCGTTGAGGAATCTATCAACTATCTCCTGATCTAACGCGTTTCTCAGTGATGTGACGGAAAAGTTGAGATCGAGCAGCTTTTTGCCGGAGGTTTCGTAGCCGACCGCGCCGTTTGCCGTGAAACATTTTTGTTTATTCAGCTCGTTTTGCGGAGCGTTTATGAAAGTCATATTTTTTCTCCTATTTAATCTATTTTGTCAAGTATTTCCTTAACGCCGACAAGTCCGCTGTAACCCTCGCCGTCTCCCGACGTGATTATTGTTTTCACGGAAGAATTGATTGCTTTTACCGCTTCTGCCTGAACGTCAAGCTCCTTGTCGCGGAAATATTCGCTCGTGAAGCTTTTCTGTTTTTCAAGCTCCGCTTCTTTTTCAAGTCTTGCCTGTTCGACTTTTAACTCAGCTATTTTTACTTCCGCTTCCTGCGCCGCAACCTGTGCTTCTGCTGCGCGTGTGACTTCGTAAGCTGCTGCGTCCGCTTCCGCTTGTCTCTGTAGCTGTTCTTTTTCGGACTGTGCTTTCTGTTCGTCAACTATCTGCTGATTTACTTCATTCTGGCGTTCTCGTTCAAGTTTTGCAAGCTCAACCTCGTTCTGTGCCTGTGTTTTTTGGTCAATCTTATCCTGTATATCGGTCGGAAGAATAAGTGTGCCGATTTCAAGGCGCACAAGCTCTACGCCGTAAACCTTATCAAGCGTATCTGAAAGTATCTCAAAAACCGCCGCCTGAATTTCAACGCGCGAGGACTGAATATCATACACCGAATACGCCTGAGATACTGAGGATAATTTGCCCTTTGTTAAACCGTATATATCGTTGTTTACAATTGCGTCGAACGATTTTGTACCGAACGATTTTATGATTTTTCCGATATCGACCGGGCGAACGCTGATATATATATCCGCGTCAATGTTTTTGCCCTCCTGAGATGCAATCTGCATACTCATATCTTTTTTATTGTCTCCCTCGCCAAGACCAGTCCAGTTGCAGGATATTATCGTTGTGGGATATGTAAGCACATCCTGTGTTACGGGATTAATGCTTATTCTGCCTGTTCGCTCAACGTTTATAACGGAAGTCCCCTCAATCACATTGTCTGTCTCTTTTGCGTTGCGGTCATAGACGTATCCGACATATCCGGCAGGAATTGTGGCGTGTGTTACACCGTAACCAATCAAAAACCCTACTACGCAGACCAGAACCGCCACTAAAGATACAATAAACTTTTTCATTTTTTGAACATCCCCTTTATGTATTTATAAATTTCTTTATGGAATGCGATTGTTAATACAACCGCCGCTAAAATTATTAGAACAACTGCGCGTATTGGCATTTTATCCTCCTTTAAAAATAACAACCATCGAAGCAAAAGGTGCAGAATTCTTAGCTTTGCCGAACTTTAGTCTGCCTTTTATAAATCGTATTTCGCCATATGGCAAACAATATTCGTGGAACCACTTTGTATCTGTACGTGATGGGAGCAGCATTACAACTTTTGTATCTGCTTGCAAAGATTCGTTATACGCTTTCTTCACCCATTCGCCTGTTTTGCGGCAATATGGAGGATTGCAAAATACAGTGTTTCCAGCCCAGCTTTTTTTCAGTCCATCGTCTTCTTCTGTAAAATAGAGCTTACACTTGTGATTATCCTCACTTGCGGCGGGGTCTAAAGTAAAATGAAATTCAGAATCCAATTCGTCGTAAAAGGTTTGTGGCGTTTCCCATTTTTCCTCTTTTGAAGAAAATAATATATCTGTTCTCATTTTATCCTCCTGCCAGCAGTGTGGCGTTCTTCGAATTTGGGTAGCACGTTACATTCCATATTCGCTGGTTTGTACTGCCGCGATATGGAGACGTGAGATCGCGCTTTTCTAAAATAAACGGACTGTCCACCAGAATGTTTGTTACGGTTAACAGCTCGTGCGTTCCCGGTTCTGTTTTTGCTTTTTCAAGAAGCTCTTCAAGTGTATATCCTGTGTACGTCCAGACATCAAGCTTTGACTTTCGCGCGGCTTTGCCGATTAATGCAAGCTCATGTCCCCAGAGAAACGGTTCGCCGCCTGAGAATGTAACACCGTCTATTCTGCGTGTATCACGTATATCACGCCACAGCTCATCCGTTTTGCATTCCTCACCGCCGTTTATATCATGACTTTTCGGGTTATGACAGCCGGGGCAGTCTCGCGGACAGCCTTGCACGAACAGCACATACCGCAGTCCGGCACCGTCAACGATAGAGTTCTCTGCCTTTCCGAATATACGGATTGGCAGAGATTCTATTTCAATTTTGGCGCGTTCCGTTGATATCGTGTGGCGGTTCGGCGGGTGAAGGTTAAATTTTTGGGGCATGGTTAGTCCTCCGAAAATCTTAATTTTGTTACTGCTTCGCAAAACTCGTCAATTTCGCTTTGCCATACGGTTTTGTTGCCGAGTTCTTGCCAGATAAGCGGGAAGCTGCCGATGCCGTCAAACAGGCTTGCCATTGTCGCGCCTTTCGGTAAATGGGCGGCTAAACGGCCCAGAACGAATCTCCACGGCGGTAATGCAATTCCGTTGCCGAGCGCACGGTACCGCGGAGAATCTGCATCCCTGTGCTTTCTTCCTTTGCTGTCTGTCCACTCACCTATGTCAGTCCACCCATCGGGCAGTCCTTGCAAACGTTCACATTCAAGCGGAGTTAGACGGCGTACGGTATATCCAGTTTGGACGGCAGCCGGACCTTTTGCGACTAAAGGCGGTTGAAGTTCTTCCTCAAAAGTTGGAGCAAACTTCGCGTTTTTTCCCTGATTAAATGCATCTCTGCCGATTCCGCGAGCGACAACAGCAATGCCGCCCTGATTGCAGGAGGGATTACCGCCGTTGCCATCCAGTGTTCGTGCGGTTTCCGCTTTGTAAATTCCGCTGTGCGGATTATCCGACTTCATGGCGTTGGAGGCTTTGGATGAGATGCCGAAACAGATCGGCACATTATTACCGCCGGTTTCCATCATTTTCGAGAGTGTATTTGATGTATTCTCATATTCTCGTATCGCATCACGACGCTGTGATATGTCATATACTACGGTCGGCAATGCACCGTGTGATTCGGCACGAAGCGTTTCGCTTACTTTACCTGTGATTCTGCCGCGATTTGAGATTCCAATGCATTCCGTAATATCTCCGGCAGTTTCTCCCCGCGTTGCTCCGCGCGTCTCAGAATCCTCTGACAGGCTTTCACGCTCAAAGAGTATTTCGGGTGCGCTTGAACCTCCAAAATCTGCGACAAGTGCGATTCTTCGGCGGCGTTGGGGTACTCCGAAGTATTGAGCGTCGAGTACTCTCCAAGCAATGTTCCATCCGTCACCCATGATGCATCCTGACGTTCGCCATTTGCCTTTTGGAGGTTCAGGAATAACGGCGGTTTCGTCTGCGACGTGCGCTGTTTTTTCAAGCACTGCTCGGAAGTCTTCTCCGCTGTTTGAACTGAATGCTCCGGGGACGTTCTCCCACACCATGAATCGCGGGTAATCTCTGCCATATTTTTCTCTCATCTCCTTTATAATTCTGATCTGCTCCATGAATAGACCGGAGCGTTCGCCCGATAATCCCTGACGTTTTCCTGCAATCGATAAATCCTGACATGGACTGCCGCCTATTATTACGTTGACAGGCGACGCGGTTTTACCGTTTATTTTTGTGATATCTCCGAGATGCTTCATAAGTCCTCTTTCAATGCCCTTGCGGCTTTTGTTCGGCTTAATATGTCGCCGTTTTTGTTGTGTAATTCGATAAAATCATTCATCGAAGTGGCTCCTTTTGTATACTATCGGGCATGTCGCTATTTTGCAGGGGTCTGTTTTCAAAATTTTACAATCCAGTCTGTTGTCGCAAGAACAACAAACTTTAAGAAAGATTTCGGTTAGCACGCTGTTATCCCACACAGCACTGTTGTCCGCTGTTATCGGCGGCTGATACATTATCATCATGTCGTAACATCTGGGGTGGTATTTGCGTTTTAAGATGCTCCCTAACCACTCGTTTTCTACAAACATGTATTCCTCACCGCTTGGTATTATGCAGTGGCAAAGTGCGCAGTAATCATTTTCATTTGAGGTAGTCCGATATGTATTTCCAAAACCATTCATTTTAAAAGTCTCCCCATGCTGTCCGAAAGTTTTTTGTATGTATCCCCAGCCATGAGCATTGAAACAACGTTATCCGACAGTGCTTTCCTTGTTGTTTCGTCAAACTGAGTTTTTATGCCTGTATTAACAGCAGCTTTAATCCTTCCAACGTTGTCGTCGATTGTTCTCTGACAATAGTCTCTGACTATATCTGCGATTTTTTCAGGGTTTAACTTTTCGTCAATGACTTTAGCTGTGCATTCAGCAAGATACTCATTCCTACTCAGCTTTCTTTCAGGTTCACGCCATCCGCCACCTATAGTAATCTCCTTTTGCATATATGCTTTTATCTCATCATCGACAACTTTTTTTAACGATTCATTAACATAAACCTTTGCTTGTTCTTCTATTTTTTTCTTTACTATCGTTCTGACACACTCATCAATCATAGCGCGTGTTGTTTTGATCAGAGTGTTTTCGATTGTGTGCTTAATATATGTCTTTATGTCGGGCATATCAAGCACAAGTTTACACTCGTCTGCTTTTGCGTCTCCTGAATCGTTGTATGGGCAGTTTTCGTAACCGCCGTCGCAGTTGCAATAAGGTGTGTCGTCGTCACAGTCATAGCCATCAAAATATTCGCATTTTTCACAATCTTTCATTTTTCATCCTCCAAGATATTTTCATCGTGTATGTTACCTACCACCTCGTAAGTTTGTGGAGCTAAATCTTTAAAGCCGTAATTGCTTCCGTCTACTGCGAATTTTCCTTTGCGAAAATATACAACGGAACGATGTTTACCGTGATATCCCCTCATAAGTACAATATCGCCCTCGTAGATTTCGACGCCGTTTTTGTCTTTTTCTTCGGTCGAAAATTCTACAATACAGCAGGGAGTTTCTACTTCTCCGTAAACGTCATCATGTTTTAATAATCTTCCGTCCGGTCTTAAATTCCATGTAAAGTTATTTGTTACATATTTTCTATTCAACTCATCGTATACTCTGTATTTCATGTCACTTTCCTTTCGGCATAGTACGTCTCTACCATTTTTGCAGCTTCTTTCGTGTCTTCGTCGAGTATTCTCACGAGTTCGTAGTTTGTCTTGTGTGCATCAAACGTTCGCTTGGTAATAACGTAAGCTTTCACAAGGCTGTAAAACTGCGAATTCGGCACAAGCAGAAGCAGCCCTGTTTCAAGATCGGTCGGCACGTATAAGCCTTGTTTGTTTTTGGTAAAGCCGAACATGTCATCTATGATGTAGCCCTGTCTTTCTTCGATGTACATTCCGCGCTCCTTGGTTCTGCAAACAATGCAGTATTTACCTTTTCTGCAAGTCATTAGTCCCACCTCATACAAGCTCTTTTGCGGTAACACTCGTGTAAAAACTCTTTAAAATGCTCATAGTCTTTGCCGTCTGAGTGCGCCGCATAAGTAAATATTCTTCCATCAAAATCAACGTCTTTGATAAGATCATAGATTTTCCCACAAGTTTTGTAGGAGATTTTCCCCTCGCAGTCGGACATGAAGAAGAAGTCAAGAATGTCTTTATCCTCGTATGGAAACTGTTTTAAATTACAAATGGCGTTGATTTTCGCTGTCCATTCTGATGTATACAAAGCGCACATCTTCATGTCGGAATAGACGTTGTACAGGCCTTTGTCGTACACTTCGCATATTCTGTTGCGGAGATGTGCGAAGCCGATATACCCGCAGTCAAAAGAACGATCAATACCTTTTGCGTATATTGTTACTCCCATCCCGTCAATCCTCCGTGAAATCAGGTAGTGGCATCCAATGGGTGACTACGTCGCTGTTCAGCGGTGCGTCGTTGTACGTTTTCGACGCCTCGTAAAGGATGTCGCCGATCTGATATTTGTATTTATCCTGTCTCATCGTTCATCCGTCCTCATTTCGGTTATCTCGCCTTTCTTAGCAAATTTAATAAATCGCTTGCGTGTCATTGGTTTTCTCCTTTCCATGTCTTTTTTTGTGGCAATCTATACACAGCGTAACTAAGTTTGTCGGCTCATCACCGCCACCCTCCGAAACTGGCACTATATGATGTACGTTTAGTTTTCCGTCGTCTATCGGTATGTAGATTCCGTGTTCGTTTTTGTGTGCGTGAAATTCTCCGCAGTCCTGACAAGCGAAGTTATCGCGGTACAGAATCCTTAGTGAGTAAGCGTCACGTCCTCTATTCCAAACAGTCATATTATTGAACTTTTTACTGCACTCGTTTGAGCAGAAGCTTTTCCGTCTGCCACTCAGAGGTTGTCCGCACCATTTACAGTGTTTCGGCTCGACGTACTCCGGCACCTTGTACATGATATCGCCGTATGCTTTCATTGCTTCATACAGCGGAGGGAACGGTCGGCGAGTTCCGTTACGTTCCCAATAGCGTTTATAATTCATTGCATTAAAATTCAATTATTTTCGGCTTTTTCGGCTCTGCTTTCTCACGGTCTGGCAAAGCGTACTCTTTCCTCAATTCGGGTAACGGCATCCAGTGTGACACAAACTCGCCTTCTCCAGCTATGTCTTCGCCGTCTATAAGCGCGTTGCAATAGATGGGATCGCCGAAACCTCTATGCACAACCCACAATTTTTGTATCGCGTCGTAAATAGCCGGGTAAACAAATCTGTTGTCGCGACCATCCCAAAATTCGACGAGATACCACTCAAATATTACCCGTCCTTCCCTATCGCGCTTAAGTTCGGGGGGGTTATCTTTTACGTAAATCCAGTCATTCTTCGTCATTGTCTTCATCCTCCTTGTACACGTACTCGACCGCCGCGAGCAGTTTCTTTACTTCGTCGTAGGTCTCGGTGACGGTATAATTTGAGCCCTCCGCTTCAAAATTTATTAGTGTGGCGTATTCTTCGCTCTCTAAATCAAACAGTGGCGTCACATAGGTAATGTGCCTTGTGTTTATGAGCACCGATTCTTTACGGTAAAAGTCGTGCAGTTCGATAAAGTTATTCATTGTTTTTTTCCTTGTTATTAAGCCATTCGCAGCATTTCTCGCATTTCATTCTTTCCACCCTTTTTAACCTTTCCGCACCTCTCGCATACATAGTTGTATCCGTCTTTGTATGTCATTTGTTCCCCACAACAGCGGGTTTTCCCTTTACTTTTAGGTTCGCGTTTTATTTTTCTCACAATGCCCATCACTCTACCTCGGCGAGCCAATACTCACGGCCGCATTTTGTGCATGAGTCTTCCGTGACTTTTCCGCACAGTGACGTATCAACATCGCACGGGGAAATTGCCACAACTCCGTTCAAGTCTAAACTCGCCCTCGGAAACATTTTCAAAAACTCGCTCTGTCTCGTTTTCTTTGGATGTTCTGCCGCCCATTTTGCAATAATCGCCTCGGCCCGTTCCGGATATTTCACGATAAACTCAGTGCAGGGCAAGTCAGTGGTGCCGTTATTAAAGGACGAGAGTTCGCACTTTTTGCAAGGATTACTATCGCAGAGTTTTTCAAAAAAGCTGCACATTCGCTTTTTCTTCTCAAAGAATTCTAAAAATTCCATTTTGCGCTCCTATTATCGTTTTTTGATAAGATTCCATTCGCCGGGATTATTCAGTTTTGCGTAATGGGTTACATCTTCAATAGCGTATCTTGCGTCGGTATAGTCGCAGCAGTTCCACTTTTTATGGCGTACAGAGTAATTGAGTATTGTATAGACATTTTGAGTAGATTTGTGATCTTTTCTGCGATCACCGAAATACACAAGGTACTGCTTTGATTCCTTCGGAGGATTCTTTTTTGCATCTATCCATTCAATCATTCCGTTTGCGGGGAAAGCCGGAGCTGATTTTTCACCGAACAGTTTAGCCACAACGTATTTTGCCGCGTCTTTCTCGCTGTATTTGTCAGTTGAGCATCTTTTTACCTCTGCTGTTTTATCAACTGATTTGCCGTGAATAAGTTTTGCTTTTGTTGTGTCACCCTTTGATTCGATTATGATTTTAAATTCAGGCTCACGGTAATGTTCTAATTCATTCTTTGCTGCCCAGTAACCTTTTCCACTTTTGCAATGTCCTTTGCAATCATGCCCATAGCCGGGAGCAGGATATTTTTCAAATTCGATGGCATACCGGTGTCTTGTGATCAATGAAAATTCGTCTGCTGCTGCAATATACTTTATTGTGCCTATTTGGTCTCCGATTGCAAGACGCACTATTACCTTATCGCCGACTTTGAATTCATCGTCTGATTTTAGACAGCTGTATTTCTGCGGTTCGTTCTTTTCCTCTGTTTTCTTGCTGGATTCTTTTGAAGGTTTTGCGTTTTCTTCAACTTTTCTGTTGTTGTCTAAGGCTATGGCTAACAATGCTCTTGGAAAAGCCTCATACGCATCATCGTGCCCTAATCCTGTTACAATCCCTGTTAAGCAATTTTCGTTATCCATGTTTTTTCCTTTCTCAGTTCCATTCTGAACTGCTAAAATATGTATTATCGATTTTAAATTGATCAACTGCGCCGTCCCAGTTATGGTAGTGACCTTCACGAAAGTACATTACGTTTTCGGGGATATCATATCCATTCCAAAACATATCCCAGACTATCGCTCTGACTTCCGGTGTTGTCTCCGCTTCGCCGATTAAGGCGAATGTAGGAAATTCTCCGTCCGCTGAAATCACATCGTGAAGCGTGTCTCCCCAGATTCCCGATTTTAGGCGGTTGTAAATCACTGCTGCTACGGCTGCCTGACATTCTTCCGATTCACCGTTTGCTTCGAGCCACACGATATCTGCAACCTCGTCAAGCTCATATGCGTACGCTTTTATGCCGTCAACTCCGGTCATGATATCGGTTTTAAAGTCAAACGGTTCTCGCGCGTCTGTAGGCTCTGTGAGCGCGTTGTTCTGCCCTGTGGTATTCTTGACCGCGTTCGCGGCTTCGACGCTGTACGTAGCCATCAGAGCTGCCACAAGGCATATTAAGACGGCTGCGCTTACTGCGATTGCTTTTCTGATCTGCTCTTTGTTGTCTTTCATCTGTCCTTCTCTTTTCAATCAAGTCTAAATTCTTCCTGCGCTCTGCGGAGTGCCGCAAAACGTCTGTCCTCGCCTTTTACCTCGAACGGTACACAGGCTTCGTAAATCCTGCTGTATACGCGCTGCTTTGCAAGGCTCGGCTCTGCCGCCATCTCCTGTCCGGTCAAGTTTGTCGTGAGCAGAAGCGGCTTCTTTGAGGTTACGCGGGTGTCAATCACGCGGTACACAATCTCCTGAACAAACTCCGTTCCGCGCTCCGCGTCAAGGTCGTCAATCGCAAGTACATCAAACCTTGCAAATCCGTTCAGGTATTCTTCCTTGCCCTCACGCAGCTCTGCCATTTCATTCGCGATTGCGGAAAACGTTGTAAACTTTGCCGTGTGTCCCTGGTCGATAAGCGCATTCACGATAGCGCACATTGCGTAGCTTTTCCCCCGTCCTCGCTGTCCGTGAAAGAGGATTCCTTTCCCGGCGGCTGAATACCGCGCGAACTCGTCTATGTACTTCCGCACCGCTTTTGTGAGTTCGGGATTTTTGCCGTCGTCGTTTTCAAGCGTCTGTCGGCTCATCTCAGCCACCAGTTCTTCGGGAAATGCCTTGCGTCTGATTTCGTCGATGCGCTTCTTCTGCCGCTCGTCCGCGATTCTCCGGTCAAACTCGGCGGCTTCGCATTCGCACATCTGAGCGACTAAAACTTTGCCGTACGGAAGCTCAACGTAGGACTGCTTTGGAGTGTTGCACTTGCCGCACATCACGATTCCGTCCGCTTCGTAATCGCCGGGGTTAATCTTAAAGTTTTGCTGACTTCTCGCGATAATGCCGGACAGGGCGTTCGCAAACGGATTAGTCTCTGCCATCATGCACCGCCGTTAAAAACCTGCATAAACTCGTCGATTTCTTTTTCCGTTGCGGCTCCGGCGTTATTTTTGCCCGGTTTTTTTGTGTTTTGCTTGCCGTTGAGGTAGGATTCAAATTTTGTGCCGAATAGCGTGAGCGGTCGGAGAAATTTTTCGAACTCCGTGCCTTGCCATTCTTTGGTTTTTGCATCTATCACGGTTTTAAAATCTTCTACCGTGAATCCCTCGGCAAGCCTTGCGTGAATCAGTGTGCGTGTAGCGGACGCGCCGCTGTGGTAATTAGACCCGGTAGCGCGGTTGAGGTATTGGACGATCTCCGCGTATATGGCGTTCGGCGGCTGATACGGCGGTTTTTGCGGCGTTGGGGGGGACTTTAAGGAGGGGGTAATCTCTTCTTTTTTCTCGGGAAAAGGGGGATTATAGGGGGTATTAATAGGGGAGTGCGAGGGGAAAGAAGAGGGGGGCAAAGGGGGAGAAACCGCTCTTTTTTCTTCTCTTGTTGACATTTTGTTGACGTCTTGTTGACATTTTGTTGACATAGAGTTGACATCAACAGATTCTCTTTCCTTGTGTTTTGCCATTTTCAGGTAGTCGCGACGGTCAAGCTGCTTGTATATATCGTCCGCTATAGGCTGATATTTTGCAGACAGCTTAGGCTTTCCCTCATCCCTCAGAATCGCCTTTGTAAGCACCGCATAGTCTTTAAGCGGCAGAAGGTCAAGTTGCGCTATCCATCTGTCAGATATGTTGCCCATACAAGATTTTTGTGATCTCCTTTCCTGTGTTTTGTTTATCGCAAAAACGCCATTCCACGCCGTACATGCGGCTGAGCTTTTGCATACGTTCCATTAAGTCACGTCCAGTTATCGCTTCGTGATGCTGTTCTCTGATGCCGTTACGCCACTCAGAAACGTCTGTAAGCGTTTTTACGTTCTCGCCATGTTCTATCAGTACCACAAGTCTTAAACCGCTCTCAGCGGCTCTACGCGCTTCACGCATGAATCTGGCGTTGTCGCTCGTTAAGTTATTCGCGACCTCGCCTAAATTTTGCTTGCGGTCAACCGCTATGTGCAGGTTGTCCGGGGTCATATAATCGCCTGTATCAAGCTTGCGTTTTTCGTATTCGATTCCGTTTTTCTCAAAATAGGCGATTATTCCGGCTATGGCATGTGGTTTTTCTCTGGTGTCTACTATGATCTTCACTTTTTCTTTTCGGATTTTTTCGCTTCTTCTTCGGCTGCCATTGCAGCTTCAATGCTCTGCGTTACGTCGTTTGCCTCGGGAGCGGCTTCAAACCATTCTGAGATTTTCGACGCTCCTTCTTTAAGAGAGTTGAAGATGCCGATATACTCAATAAAGTCTTCCGTGGTCATGGTTTCGATTTTTCGTCCGAGACGCTTTTCTATAAGCTCCTGATTTACGCCGAGCTTTGCAAACTGGACTACCATCTTGCGTACTCTGTCGATCAGCGGCTCGTCGTTTCGTCCGGCGATTGTTTTCTTGCATTCGTCAATCGCGTTCTCTACCAGATCGGCGGGAAGGATTGCAAGAATACGCGCTCTAAGTCTTCTCGCGCCCATGTTGGCGTTAAGCTCGTAGATATCGCGCTGAGAAGTCAGTTTTACTGCACCGCTTCTTGTTTCGCGGATATGAGGGTTTGTGAAGTTCTGTGCGCTTATGGTGTTCGTCTCCAAGTCCCATGCGTAAGCCTGCATCTCGGACTTGCCGTCATCCTGTGACAGCTCCTTGATGCCGTAATCGACATTGCCCCAACAGCGGACGAGTTCTTCCGCAAATCGGATTGTCGGACCAGATACGCTTGACCCGCCGCGTGAGTAGCTGTAAAAGGCTTTCTGCGCTAAAGCCGGACGCTGACACGCTTCCATGACTTTGGCGTATGCCTTTACTTCGTCACGCGGAAATCTCTGCGCTATCACAAGTTTCCCTTGCGCTTCCGCTATCGCTCTTTGACTTTCAATCAGCACGGTTCCCTGATTTATGTTCGCTGACGGTATGTTTCCGTTCTGCGGGAGTTGCGGCTGATATGTTGTTACTTCTTCATCCATCATTCTATCTCCTTTGCTAAATATGCTGGTAATATTAAATTGTTAATGATCATGTTGTTGCCGTTATATCCCCACCAGTTTCCGGTGTCGCGGCACTCTTTGTATGTGCCGAGTGCTTCACGCAGTCTGTCGCGACCGTACTTTATAAGCAGTTCGTCGGCGGCTAAGACGTTTACCATATACGGCGGGTCTTTCTCTACCGCGATAAATATAAAGTCGCACGGTATGCCGTATTCCGCTTCACACGCGGCTATGAGCATTGCGGCTTGCACATCATAGCCGTATGCAATCGCGGATTTGCGGAATTCGTTGTTTGACGCGTCACGGCACGTCTTTAAATCAACTATCATTCCGCGCTCACCGACGGTTTTAAAAACGTCGGGTCTTGCCTGTAAATCAAGTCCGGTGAAGCTGTCGCGGAAGTAGTAGCTTGTCTCAACCTCGCCTGTCAGCAGATACTTCACAACCGGGATGGATTTCAGCTTTTCGCTTATCCTCACGATCTCAAAATAATCTGCGTCTGAGATTATGTCGCGCTCTCCTACCTGTGTGGCAAAAGCGGCATATTCTTCTTTCCCCGCCTTTGTCCGGCGGTCAATAGTCGGCGCAACTGCGTATTCGTCCGTAAAACCGTCGGGTTCGAGGACATATTTATGCAGTGCCGCGCCGAAAATCAGCGATGGTGAGCTGTCTATAAGCTCCGGGTGGTCTTCGCAGTACCTGAAGTACTCGGGATTTTTATCAATCAGCCGAAAGAGCTTTGTCTTAGTCAGTCCCGGCTTTGAGTGATACGCTTTCAAGGATTCTTTCAGCTTCATTTTTTCTTACGTCCTTTATAGCCGTGATCGGTCAGGCACTTCTCAAATCGCTGTACCCCAAAATCGCACTTTTTGTTACACCCGAGACACATGTCGCGCGCTATTCTTTCGCGCTCTGTCTCGTACTTTTTTCGCGGTATCGGCGTTCTCACCGATGTCGAAGTGACAATTTGCGGATCAGGGCTTGACTTTATGAGCGACCAGACCGTAAAGTGACTTGCGTTCATATCCACGTTCCTTTCTTCTCTTGTAAAATAGGGGAGTTGCAGAGCGGAAAGTTTTATTTATCCTGCCCTGCCCTATCATTCCGTTGCCGAAATGCTGAAACACCTGATACTACGTGATATCATCACCGCGCCGAAAGGATAAAACGGCGCGTCAGATGTTTCAGCACCCCCGGCAAGCCGAGGATGCTTTTTAGGATTTTGTTAATTTGCGTAGAAAGAACTCCTGACCTTTTCCGGTCACGCGCGTTGTGCGCTTTAGTTTCAGCTCACCGCCGATTTGCAGCATGGATTCCGCAATCTCAAACAGTCCTGCTTCCATTGACCGCTGCGTCGGGAGGTTGCGTCTCGCGCCCTTCTTTATCAGATAGCCGTTTTCGCGGAGATAAGCATATAGTCTGCGCTCTCCAGTGCTCACGCCGTTCTGTTTCAGGAGTTTTGCAAGATCGCCTATCAAAATCGTTTCTTCCGATGCCATTACGGCATTTGCAAAGTCGATTTTCGGCTGTGCTTCTTCAAGCTGCGCTTTCGCCGCTTCAAGCTGTCTGTTCGCGTAAATCAGCGAACGCGCCATTACTGCCGACGGGTCATTCCACGCTTTCTCTATTTCAAGAAAGTATTCACGGTATCGTCTTCCCACATCGCTGCGCTGGATCATGCAAATCTGCTTCGCCATATCCAACGTGAGCTGATGGTCGGTGAATGATGTTTCATTGCCTTGAGCTGTTACTCTTTTTTGAGTAATAGCTATGTAATCCTCGTTTTCAGCAAAGCCGAATTCGCACATGCGAAGAAACCAGTCATTATATCGGGTTTTGATTTCCAGTTTCTCGTGAAGGTCGCGCCCTGATACTGTCGGACGGTCGTTTTCGTATGTTACTTTAATTAGTTCGTTCATGTGCGCGTTCTTCCTTTTGCTCTGCGGGAACGGATTTTATGCTTTTTGCTCCTGCTACAATTCCCTGTGCAAACGCAAGGATTAAAACTCTTTCATCGTCTTTAGCTTCAAGCCATGCAGCTTTCAGTTTTTCTAATGCCTTATCTTCGTATTCTGATATGTGATTCATATGATGTGTTCCTTTCTGAATTTAAAATTACTTGTTTCGGACGGTTCTTTACTTGTTGACAGCATTATATCACGTTTTTTTGTCCTTGTCAAGATATTTCATGCATTTTTTTACTTTATATATTTTTATTTTTTTCGAAACTCTCTTGACAAGAAATTGTGTTGTGTGATATAATTTAATCAACGGAGGATATGAAAAATGGCAACAGAAAAACTCGCAAGAATAAAAAAATTAAGAAAAGAACTCGGACTAACTCAAGATGAATTTTCAAAAAGAATCAAGGTTTCAAGGTCTAATTACGGAAATATCGAAACCGGAAGTGTTGGGTTGACGGAGCGCGTCCTCTCCGATATCTGTGAAGCCTTCAAGGTAAACAGAGATTGGTTAGAAAACGGCGAAGGCGAAATGTTTGAACCTGAGAAAACAGAAGACAAAATAATAGAAGCCTTTAGCAAAGTCGTAAAAATGCCTGACGATGCATTTACAAAACAATTTATCGCCGCTCTTGCGGAGCTGACCCCGGAGCAGTGGGAAATGGTTGAGGAATTTGCAAACAAAATAGTCGGTAATCGCGATAAAAAAGAAAAAAAGGACGATTGAGAAAATTCGTCCTTTTTTTGCGAAAACTATTGATATTTTACGCATTATATGGTATTATTTTTACGAAAATATTAATTTTTGTGAGGTAAAACAAATGAAACACATGATTAAAGTTATATCTGTCGCTCTTGCTTTGTTGTTTTTGCTCATATTATGCAGCAATACGGTGACTATAACATACGACAAGGAGACATACGTGGAAGAGGTGATGCAAGTGAGTAAGTCTATGGCTCAGTATAAGCTATCCGGTGCGGAGCTTGCGGAATATCTTGATTCCATAGACGATGAGGAAGACGGCATTGCTGCGATTTTTACCGATTTGTCAAACAAGGACTTTTACGACTTAGTTTCTATGGCGTTTGACAACACCATAGATTATGCCGGAGTTGATGTAGAATACACAGCCGATATAGACAAAGACGGCAATGTTACGGTAATATTTGACAAGAAAGACTATCAGGCACTCAAAAAAGCGTATGAAGAAGCAGTTGTTAAAGCTCTGGTTGACGAACATAGCAAATACGGTGTGTTAGACGTAAAGTTTGACGCTGCCGATTATTCAAAAACTGAGGTTATATCAGATCACGAACTCGGCGATGCCGTCAAAGATAGTGTCATGGGGATGGGATGGCTTATTACGACGCAGATTCTCTGCTTCCCGCCGAAAAATACGGAATATAACGTAAAGTTTGTTGTTAAAAAGTGAGCGGAGCTTTATTGATTAAATCGGCGTAAAACCTCACATTTTTCGCAAAGCGGGATTAAATTTCCCGCTTTTTATTATGCTGTCGCGCGTCAGGAGAGCGCAGGAGACGTTTTTGTGCGAAAATGGTGTAAGAGGTAGGATTAAAATAAAATGCGCTTAGAGCGCGTTCTCGCGCGTCAGAAGATAGCGTTGATAAAAAGCAAAAAAAGACCGGGCAGGACGCAACCCCTACCCGGCTAAAGAAAAGAACATGAAAGCACAAACAAAAGAGAAAGGAGTGTGCAACCATGTGCCTTTATTATAGCATATGAGACGGCGGTTGTCAAGTGGGGAATAGAATGTTCTGACTTTTAATCGTTTTTTGCTCAAAAAAGCTGATGTTGTTGAAAAGTCTGTTGATAACTCTGTTGAATAATCTGTTCAAAACGTTGTTGAAAAGTCCTGTGGAAAACTCCTGTGGAAAAGTTCGCGCGTAAAGAAAGAGAGATTTTTTTATTAATCTTTTGTATCTCTTTATCTATAGTTTAACATACAGACTATTAGTAATACTATATTATATATTTTTTTATATATTTAATTGTAGGAACACGGTTAACGTTACCGTTTTATATGATTATCCGCTTGCTAACGTTACCGTTTTATATGATTATCCGCTTGCTAACGTTACCGTTTTATATGATTATAATTTTACGCATTTTCCGTTTCTGCTGTCGCTCAAGTCATGATTCGCATTCGAACAAGCAACTAAAAAATAGTTGTTTCCTGCATTTCTCGGCTTGAAAAATAAACGTTAATGTAACCGTTTTATATGATTATACGTGTTTCTCGGATTTTTTAAAAATAAGTATTGACATTTTTGTAAAGGTGTGATATGATCGACTTAAACGTTACCGTGGGACGAAACACATTGTAACATTTACGTATGGAGTTGATTATGCCGAAAATAAAAAACACAATTGCTGAACAGGATAGATGCTTTGAAGCGACGCAACAGATGGTCGTTAAATCCAACGACTTAATACAAAAGGCACGGTATGAGCTGTCGGTGCAAGAGCAAAGGATGATGCTTTACTTTATTACCCTACTCAGCCGTGAAGACGATGATTTTAAAATTTATTCGGTTGATATTCGCGATTTGTGCCGGATGTGTGAAATCGAATTAAACAACGGCAATTACATAAACTTTATTACAAACATAAAAAAACTCAAAGAGCGAACAATACATATTGTGGACAACCGGGTGCATAAGTTTTTATCGTGGATTGAGCGCGTTGAGGTTGACGAAAAAAACTATACGCTTACCTTCCGCTTTGACGATAGAATGAAGCCGTACCTGTTGCAGCTTAAGGAACGATTTACACAATACGCACTTGAAAATGTGCTTTTCTTTCGTTCGAAATACTCCGTAAAGATATACGAGTACTTATACTCATATGTAAATTGCTATGATTCCTGCTACGCTTCAATTGATGATCTCAAACGCATTACAAACGCTCCTGAATGCTGTGATGATTTTAGGTTTTTTCGCACCAAAGTTTTAAATCCTGCTATTGCTGAGATAAATGAGCTGACTGACCTTAACGTTACGATGGATTTTCAGCGCGAAGGAAGATCTGTTAAAAATGTTATATTCAATATCAGGCAGAAAACGGATGATGAACTTACTGCTACGCGCTTTCACCGCATGTTTGAGCTTAAATCCTCGCGCAAAAAGCGCAAATCTGCGCCGGATGATACGTCTGAAAGCACGGATGATGCATAAATATAATACGAATGTATTAAAAATAAAACACGCGTATATTATGCATAATGCACGATATAACACGGAATATAATATATCGTATACTATTTGTGATTCAGTAAAAGCGAAAATGATCTATGAATAGTCTACAAATGATGCAGAAATGATATAGAACAGGGAAAATGATATATGGATGCAGAGAAAACAGAAAAGATACCGGAAGGATATATTTCGGTAAGGTTGTTCGCGGATGAAGCGGAAGTAATACAAAGCGCGGTATATAACCGCATAGAAAAGCTCCAAGAAGAAGGACTTGCCAAACGTATAGATAATAAGTGGTATATATCACGTGATGCGTTATCAAAATTTAATGTCTCACGCATGATTCGACGCGATAATACACGTTCTAACACAGATGATTTAACGTGTTGCGAAGATGCTAACGCAGATGTAACGCGTTATATCACAGAGTTGAAAGAATCTAACGTTGCGCTGAAAGAAGAAAACGAACGGCTTGTAAGGCAAAACATTGCGCTGCACGATAGAATAGCAGAAAATGACATAAAAATCGCAGAATTTGCGGAAAAATTTGCCGAACTTGCGCGTCAGGCGATTGATACAGTCGGTCGCGCACAAGCATTACACGCCGCTCAGATTGTATCAGTCGCAGAACACGCAGATGATATATCCGGTGATACAGATGGTGTATCAGACGGTGAGAATGTGATAGACGGCGATACCGGGGACGCGGAGACGGAAGGGAAGTCAACGAAAAAACCGTCGTGGCGTTCGCGGCTTATCGCGTGGCTTGCGGAAGGTGAAAAAAATAAAGACTGACGATTTTGTCAGCCTTTTTTATTTTATGTATCAGATGAGCTGCGAAAGATTGTCAAATACGCTGCCTATGTGCAGTGCCTTTGTGATAAAGCCGAAACCGGGGGTGGCTATGTCAATCAGCAGCACGGCAATTATGAACGCCACTAAAGCGCAGATTACAATGGTTTTTGCGTTGCTTCGCCGTCTTTCGTCGTGGAGCATTTCGCGGTAAAGCCGTACAAGCTCCGTCTCTCCGGCGGGAGTAGTGGCTATGTGCGCCAGAACGTCCAGAGAGCCGCCGAGAGCTTTAATCATAGAAGCTATGACATAATAAGACGGAGACTTACAAGAGCCGCCTAAAACCTTTGTGACGGTCGAGGGAGATACCCCCGTTAATTCGGCGAGCTGTGCCTGAGTAAAACCCGATTCGCGAAATAGCTGTTTTAGATAGTTAATATCAAGATGTGATATTTCGTGTTCTTCCGTGATTTGCGCGTTCTCCTGTTGTCGCGGATGTTCGCGATCTTCATAATTCTGTTTCATTCCGTAAAACCTCATTCTTTCTTTTGATACTATTGATGTTCTTGGCAGATTTTGGTAAAATGAGTATAACATAAAACGCTTGCGGTTGCAATAGGAATATTGAAAATACGAAATAATTTTCGTAAAATCTGTTGACATATGCGAAAATCTGTGTTATCATAACCGCAAAGAAAGGATGGAGTACGTATGATTGGATATTTGCCAAAGATAGAAGTGATGTTAAAAACCGCAAACGAAACGAAACTTGAAAAAATTGAAAAAATCGTCGCGTTGCTCGTGAACGCAGATGCTCGTGAGCTTGAAATTATCAGGAAAACCGTCGCCGCTTTAATCGCAAAATGATGTAAAAGTATTGAAAAGCCGTCGCGGATAACTCGTGAAGAAGTGATACACACGGCATACCGCGCCATGTGCTTATGTCACGATTGCGGTTATCACTGGGAGGAAGAGCCGAAAATGCCGCAAAAGTCCGTTGACAAAGGTCGAAAAAAGTGATATAATGATAGTGCAAAATTATACAGAAAGGCTCTTTCAGTATAATATAACATTCCACATTCCACCGATGAAGCCGCTGAAAAGCGGCTTTTTTCGTTATTCGCGAATGATGAGATCGCCGTAGCAGATATCGCCGTTGCGGAGTTCGGCACAGGTTATGGTTTTTCTGTAATATTCGCCCGGAACTTCCGGCGCTATTCCCGCCGAGGGGATTTCGTCCGGGAACCGTCTTTCACTCTTGCGCGAATGTCGGCAAAGCGTTTAAGTTCCGAATCGCTTAAAGATGCGACATAAGTATTTATCGCCTTGAGAATTTTTTCGTTTGTCATTTGTGTATTCTTCTTTCTTTTTTTGATACCTCCCGCTTTCGCGGGAACGCTCAGAGCCTGAATCCTGTTTATAGTCGCTCTGTCGACTGTGGTTAATCCTCCACTATAGTTAATCGTAAAAGCGATCCGGCGTATTCCTCAATGCTCGTAGGGTGCAAGCCGTCATTAATACACGCGTACATTTTGTCACGCGGCGCGTTTGTGTATAACTTCATCACTTCAAGTGCCCACATTTGAGAACGCAGTTCCAGCCGTTCGCGTCTTTCTATGATTGTTTGTGCTACACATATTGAGACCGGGACGCGCCCATATTTTTTTATGCATTCGTCGAAAATCTCCGCTGCTTTTGTGGTCGAAAGTGTCCTTGCGACTTCTTCAACCTTCTTTTTAAAAGCAAACTTCGCTTCGCGGCTTCCGTCGCCGTTCGCTTGCTTTTTGATCTCTCTTGCGAATATCTGATCTAATGTTGTGATCATTGGTTTAGTCCTCCTGCGCTTCTTCCAGTTCGTCGAAAAGGTCCGCTAAATCGTCGGGAAATTCGTTGAGATCGTCACGATATTCTATGAGTTTTTCGACAAAGTAAGAATTAAGTTTGTCTGAATAGTCTTTATAATCGGTCGATACTAAATTTCCACAGCCGTCAAAGGTGAAGTAATCGCGATTCGGATTGAAGCTGTCATAAACTTTTTCACCGTAGTTGTTGATATGTCACGAATCCGCATCGTAACCCCAATATGCACGATTAAAAATTTCTGTCGCCGGAGTATCTGCGTAGATTTCATCCAGTTCATCCATAGAGAAATAGCGATCGTCTCCGAGATATCCCATGTAGGAATCAAGATCTTCTATTATTTCGTTGTATTCTTCTTCGTTCTCTTTGAGCCATGCTATTATTGAATCAATAATTTGTTCGCGTGTTTTTGTTTCCATGTTCTTTCTCTCTTTCTTTTTGTGTTTGTGTTCTTTTTTTCTGTGACTATATTATATCATACTTGATCAATTATGTCAATAGGCTTTTACAAACTTTTTCGGCTTTTTGAGCTAAATAATGCACAAAATATAGTACTAAAAATTGTGCATTTTGCATACTTGATTAAGTATATAGAGTGTGTTAAAATAAAGCATCAAAATACAGGATGGTTTTTACATGAGTAAAACAAGTGCGGCGGTGAAAAACCGATACGGCGACACAGTATATAAACGTATACATCTTGCGTTTTACGCTGATGAGCCGGATAAAATCAAAGCAGCAGCCAAAGCGCGCGGAATGACGGTTATACAGTATATCTGTTATGCGATCAATCAACTTGGAGATATCCAGCTTGCACCACATGACAAATCGGGCATTGACGTATTGGCGGCCAAACGCGCAGCGGCACAGCAGGACGGCAACGCAGACGAGGACGAATAATTATTCTACAAAAGTAATATTCTGTCCGCACGTGATAAATAATTCACACGTGATAATAGTGCACAAGTGATAATAGTAATCATATGTGTACTATTTTATTTTCCCCGGCGTGATACTGGAAGAGATCTGACGATGCTTTAAGAGCAATAACCTATATCCCTACTGGTTTTATAGGTTATTCGACTTAATGTTATACTGCTACAATTATAGTAGGTAATTAGCAGATATAATATGGTAGTACTACATACTTAGAGCGATGATATTTGAAGAAGTATATTGTAGTCTATACCAATTACTATTATATTGCATGATATGTTGAGAGTATGTAATATAATAGTATTTAGCGATATTATAAGAGCTATATATTAATATACTGTCATATTACATACTATATAATATACATGCTATAATACTATATGATACTTCTATTGTAGTAAAACACCATATCATGTAGTTACCTATATAGATATATTACAGATATAGATAGATATATGTAATGTAGTAAAATATTAAGCTATGTAAATACCTATATAGATAAGTAAAAAATATAGATATATAATATATAATATAATATATATAAAGAGAGAAAGAAAGATTGATATATAGTAGGGTAGGGAAGGAGATAATTTAATTTACAAACATAGTAGTGAATAGATATACACAAATATGTATCTTATTAGGCAAAATGAAGATTTTGTATAATTGAGGGTAGTATGTGAATAATTTATTAAGAACGTGTTATTGTTGTAGTATGTAGAATGCGCACTACCGTCTACCTGCGCACCCTATACCGGAGGGGGAATGACAGATGTAGAATTCGGGCGGGGTTAGCCCTATACCGTGTCAAGGCATAAAAATCCCGAAATAGCATCTCTGAAAATCGCGCGGGGTGGAAAAAGAGCGTGTTTCTTTTGATATCGTCGGTGTTCTTCCGACGTTGTTCGGGGAATATCAGGCTTCTCTCTCTAAAAATATCGCCGGATATATCATTACTCTATAAATGTAACGATACGTCCGGCTTTTTTTATTTTTATTTAATTAAAATATTTTGTATAATACGATTTCTTATTTTATCGTCTTTGGGGAACTTTGACTATCCGGAGACGGTTTTCTTTTATCTTTTACTATAGATTAAATCTATTGCTGAACTATAGGTTTTCTCCGTCCCGACCATCTTCCCAGGAAACGGTGTGTGTGTTTTGGAAATGCAGTGTATACTTTCCCCCTGCGACGGAGGAAATGATGCATGTGTCCCGACCGTCTTCCCGAGGTTCCCGGAATAGGCGATCTTTCATCTCACACAGCTATGATCTTAACCTGTTTCACGCGCCCTACAGTGCTTATTTTCATAAGCTGATCATATTCCCACAATCGCGTTTGCCAACCGGACATTTTTATATAGCGAGTAGTCCCTATCGCTTGACGGGGAGCGGCTTGTGTGAGTGAGCCGTTTCTCCGGGAACTCGTACCTATGGTTAATGGCATTCCGACCAGAACACTGATTTTAACGTCCGCAGTGCGACTACTATACCGGACTATTCACTTGATTTAATTATAACCGAGCGCGTGTTGTATCACCACATACTCTCTTTTCTTATTTTACCGGGGTTGTCAATCATAACTCCGGTTTTTTTATTTTAAAAAAGAGAGTGCGCAAACGGGAGACTTGATTGCCGCAGTAGCAGTGACTACTGTAAGCCGAAACGCACACCTTGGTTGCACCAATATTATAACACAAAGTTTCGTATTTGTCAAGCTCCTGCTCTTTTCTGTCTGCCGTATAAAATTCTCTCTTTTCTCCAAAATGGTGGTACGTCACGCGCTCGGCTATAATAGAAATATACAATACATTTTTGATGAAAGGAGAGCGTGAAAATGGCATCCAAAAAAGAACGGCGAACGAATGAGTATATGATACGGCATGTGTGGAGTACGCGTGAGCTTGCCGAAAACCTTATTAAAGAAGTGTGCGAGGAAATGCTTGACTATACGTTTGAGGAAGAACCGTTTTACAGCGGTATCGAGCGTTTTTACATGACTTCCGACTGCACATATTTCAGCGATTTTGATGAAGCGGTTGAACATGAGCTTTGGTGGCTGACGCGCGACATGAACGAGAAATGACCGATTATGAGCGGATAATTGAAAATATAACGCTTGCATACAGGCGAGAACCTACCGTGCCTGAACTGTACGCTGACGCATTTGCCGCCATACATGAATACGGACGTGAGAATTTCGACCGTGCGCATGAGCTGAACAAGGTGCTGCGTGAGGACGTTGTAAACGCGATTGCGTACAAAATAAATGTATCTGAACTATTTGACACATACAGGAAAACGTTACTTTATGATGCGCCGTATGACCTTGATTCGTACATGCTCTATCTGGAGATTGACCGAAAACCGCGTGAGAGATTCTATCAGCCGCGCAGAAAAGTACTGAAAAACGTTGTGGATAAGCTGCAAGCCTTGACTGATGATAAGCTCGACGAGCTGTTTCTCAGCTTCCCACCGCGTACCGGAAAAACTACTCTGCTTATGTTCTATATGACATGGCTTATCGGGCGAGACAGTGAAAAATCCAATCTTTACTCCGCGTTCTCCGATGTTATCACGTCTTCCTTTTACGCGGGTGTGCTTGAAATCCTTGGAGACCCGACTACATACAAGTGGAGCGATGTTTTCCCCGGCAAAAAGCTTGCGCTGACGAATGCTAAAGACGAAACGCTTGATATTGACAGGCGTAAGCGATATCACAGTTTGACTTGCCGTTCGCTTTACGGAACGCTTAACGGTGCTTGCGACTGCAACGGAATACTGATGTCTGATGACCTCATAGGCGGTATTGAGGAAGCACTCAACAAAGACCGTATGATTGCCGCGTGGTCTAAGGTTGATAATAACCTGCTTCCCCGTGCTAAAGAGACGGCGAAAATACTTTGGTGCGGTACGCGTTGGTCTATGATAGACCCGGCAGGGCTGCGTATGGACTTGCTTGAAAACGATTTTCAGTTTAAAAAGCGACGTGTTGAGATTATAAATCTTCCGGCACTCAACGAATTTGAAGAATCAAACTTTGTATATGATTACGGCGTTGGCTTCTCAGCGGAATACTACAAGCAAAGACGCGCTTCGTTCGAGCGGAACAACGATATGGCTTCATGGTCTGCGCAGTACATGGGCGAGCCTATTGAGCGTGAAGGTACGCTGTTTTCTCCCGGCGATATGCGCTACTTCTCCGATCTTCCGGGAATTGAGCCTGACCGTATATTCATGGCGATTGACCCGGCTTTCGGCGGCGGTGACTTCGTTGCCGCTCCTATATGCTATCAGTATGATACGGATATATATGTTGCCGACGTGGTTTACAACAACGGCGACAAGCGTATTACACAGTCGCTCCTTGTACAAAAGATGCTCAAATACGACGTGAACATAGCGCAGATTGAAGCTACTCTTACTACACTGCCGTACAAGGAAGGTGTGCTTGAACTGCTCGGTGCGCAAGGCGGCAGAACGACTGTTACGACACGTCCCGCGCCGAACCAGAAATCAAAGGAACAAAGAGTGTTTGATGTTGCGCCGGATATCCGCGAACACATGCTCTTTCTGCCCGACGGAAAACGAACTGGCGAATATTCTCAGTTTATGCAAAATGTTTTCGGATTTAAGATAAACGGCAAAAACAAGCACGATGATGCGCCAGACAGTCTCGTTATGGCTATGGGCATGGTGCTTAAGCCAAAAAGCAAGGTTAAAGTATCTGCCCGAATGTGGTGATGTGGTACGTCACGCGCTCGGTTATGATATATGTAGAACACAAAAATAAGGTGAATAAATGCTGCTTGAACATGATATTGTTCGCCGTCTCGGGGTTTGCGGAGAGCTTCACGGCAGACGAAAAATAACGCTCAACTATGAGCGAATCACTCCGCAAAACGCTGTTGAAGTGCTTGGCAAGGCGAAAGCAATACACAACGCCAACGCGCTTGAAACTCAGTACCTATGGGACGTTTACTGCGGCGTACACGATATCCGGCACAAAGAAAAAATTGTACGTCCGAATATCAACAATAAGCTTGCGATAAATCTTTGCAATTACATTGTAACGTTTAAATCGGCTTATCTTTTGTCCTCGCCTGTTCAGTACGTATCTGCCGACAGCGGGAAAGAGGACACGTCCGACGCTGTGTCGATGCTGAACAAGTATATGGACGAACAGGACAAGGAATCAAAGGACAAGCTAACGGTTGACTGGACGTATATTTCCGGCGTTGCTCCGCGTCTCTGCGTACCTAATCCCGACTGGACACCGGGCGACACATACACGTCTCCATTCGCTATATACGCGCTTGACCCGCGTGAAGCGTTCGTTATTTATTCCTCACACATCGGCAAACGTCCGATTGGCGGCGTAGTACGGCAGTACGATGAAAACGACTGCGAAACATATGCACTGTATACGCCTGACGGCATTTATCAGATCTCGGAAGACCGCATTGACAGCTTTATGCCGTATTCGTTCGGCACTGTACCTATTGTCGAGTACATCAACAACGAAGCGCGGCTTGGAGCTTTTGAGATTATTCTGCCGATTCAGAACATGGTGAACACGCTTGAATCGAACAGAATTGACAACATTGTCGATTTCGTAAACGCGTACGACGTATTCAAAAACTGTGAGGTCACGAAGGAAATATACGACGAGCTTGCGGCTGGCGGCGCGGTTATCAATATCGCGTCCACGCCTGGCGTTGAATCTGACGTATACAGGATATCCTCCGAGTTGTCACAGACAGGCGTACAGACCGTTATAGAAAGTCTGCTCGACTATGTAAACGTTATCTGCGGTCTGCCGAACAGAAACGGTGCGAACTCCACCAGTGACACAGGCTCAGCGGTGCAGTTCCGCGATGGATGGCAGGAAGCCGAAAGCCGCGCCACAGACACGGAAGCGCAATTCAAGAAGTCGGAAAAGCAGCTTCTCGGCGTGGCGTTCCGCATTATGGAAGACCGCGTTGGAACAAAACTGAGTACCGCGCAGATTGATATTCGATTTACGAGAAAGAATCTCACGAACATTCAATCAAAGGCTCAGGTGCTTTGCGAAATGCTTAACAATGACCTCATCCATCCGCGCGTCGCTTACGAATGTGCCGGAATACTGCCTGACATTGAGGAATCGTACCGTCTCGGCATGGAATGGCGCGAACAGAACAAAAAAGAGCTTGAAGAAGAATTGAGTGCGGAGGTTTCACGTGACAGAACCGTATCGACAGAGCGACAGGACGATTCAAACGCTGACACGGAGAGCGGCGGCGAAATACAGTGAGTTCGAGCGCGGACTTGCGGCTTATGACGATTTAAACATGTACCGCGCTGTGAAAAAGCTGTTTTCAGACCTTGATTCCGACAACAGGCGCGAATTTTTAAAGCTTGCTAAAGAATGCTACGCGGAATCGACCCCTCACGGCAAATCAAAGCCTGATCGCGAATGGCTGCTCGCGCTGCTCTCGGAAGTTGACCCGACTACCGGATATATTTACGACAACGAGATCGAGCGAAAGCGCGATTATCTATATGAATCGCTTCTCACGGCGAACAGCAGTGCGGCGCGAAAAAAGCAGATCAGACGTTCCCTTTCCTATTTTGTGCGCATGACAGCGCAGTATTCCGATGATATCACGGACGCAACGATACTCAAAGCGTACACGGACAGCGGAATAAAAAAAGTAAAATGGCTGACCGCGCACGACGAAAAGGTTTGTTCTGAGTGCAGACCGCGAAACGGTGAGATATACCGCATTGACAGAATCCCGGCAAAACACTGGGGCTGCCGCTGCCGTATTCTCCCGATTATGTAATTGTTAGTTATATAAACTAAATATAGGTCAGAGAAGACCATAAAACGCACCTGTCAGAGAAGACACAAAAACGCAAAATTTTGAATAAGTCAGAGAAGACTATAAAACGCAGGAGAAAAATATGCCGAAACTTTCAAATTTTACCGCATCCATTGACGGATGGGACAACATGACCGCTGATGAAAAACTTGCGGCGTTATCGAATATCGATTTTCCGGAAGCCGTGAATCTCGCGGATTACGTTAAAAAATCGACGTTTGACAAGACCGCTTCCGATCTTGCGGCGGCGAAGAAAGCGATTAACGACAGCAAACCGGAAGCTGACAAGATGGCTGACGCGCTGAAAGAAGCGAATGAAAGCCGTGATTCCGCGCTCCGTGAGCTTGCCGTTATTAAAAATCAGACTGAATACTTAAAGCTCGGCTACACACCCGAACAGGCTAAAGCAGCTGCCGAAGCTCTGACCTCGGGAGACATGGCAAAAATGTTTGAGATTCAGATGCAGGTTTCCGCTGACGCTGCAAAGCGCGTGAAAACGGAATATGAGAAAAATCTCGTACCGGGCGGCGGTACGTCTCGGCCCTCGCAGAAGGATGATGCGGTTGAGTTTGCAAAGATGCTGGCAAAACAAAGAAACGATTCCGAAGCTGAATCAAGCAGAATCGTGAAAGAATTTGGACTATAAAGGAGAAAAAAAGTGAAGTTTACTAAAACCTCATACACGGGTACTGTAGAGATTCTGGCGTCCGACAACTACACTGCGCTTCCTATAACACTTACCGGAAGCGGCACTATAAAAAAAGGTACGCCTATTACTCCTGCCGGAGCTGCTGGAACTGCCACTACCGGAACCGCAGGCGTACTGCTCAACGACGTTGTAATCGCCGATAACCCGAACGGCTCGGTTATTGTAAAGGGCGTTATTGACAACGCAAAAGCAAAGGCTTATACGGGCATCGACCTCACCGGAATTGATTCAAAAATTCCCGGCATTGTCCTTATAAACCCGACACCTCAGACACAGGGCGGCGGTGGCGGCTAATCTTGCGCCGTGACAAAACGATTATACAGGAGGATAAACAGTAAATGGCTACAATTTTTGATGCATTTTCATCCCGCGCTATAGCGGCATATTACAGCGATACAAGCTCTAATCAGATTCCCTATCTTGGCACTGGACTTTTCCCCGCTAAAAAGAAAAGGGGTCTTGACCTGTCATGGTTTAAAAACTCACGCGGACTGCCTGTTTCGCTCATGCCGACAGCGTTCGACGCTAAAGCGACATTCCGAGACAGACCCGGCTTTGAAAAGCTCGAGACCGAGATGCCGTTTTTCCGTGAAGCTTACCATGTTGATGAAAAAGACCGTCAGGACATTCTTCGGGCACTTGAATCAAATTCCAGTTTTGCGCCGGAGCTGATTCAGAAGATTTTTGACGATGCCGCCGACCTCATTGAAGGTGCGCGTGTTGTACCTGAGAGAATGATTTTCTCGCTTCTTTTCCCGGTAAGCGGCGATATGGGTATTTCCATCGCGGCTAACAACGTTACCTACTCATACGACTATGACCCGGGCGACGTTTGGAAAGGCAAAAACTTCAAGGCACTGACCGGAACTGCGCTTTGGACTGCTCCGACTACCGCAAATCCGATCAAGGACTTCCTCACCGCGAAGACTACTATTGCGGGAAAGACAGGCGCGACACTCCGCACTGCGATTATGAACACCACCACATTTGAAAATATGTGCGCGGCTGATTCGGTTAAAAACCGCTTCCTCACTACAAACGGCATTGCGGTTGCAAACATGCTTCCGGCAGACGCAAAGCGCGTAATCGAAGCGGCAACAGGCATTAACATTATCGTCTATGACAAGCAGTACAAGAAGGAAGACAAGACTGTTACTAAGTTTGTTCCTGACGGTTATGTTTCTTTCATCCCGGAAGGAAAGCTCGGAAACACATGGTACGGCACAACTCCCGAAGAAGCCGACCTTCGTGCAAGATCGGAAGTTGACGTATCAATCGTAAACACCGGTGTTGCTCTGACTTCTGTTGTGCAGCCGCATCCCGTACAGATAAATCTGTTCGCGTCCGAAATCGTTCTTCCGTCCTTTGAGCGCATGGACGATGTATATGTACTGAAAGCTCACGCTTAAGAAAGGAGAGTGCGGGAATGATTAACGATCCGCTGCTTAGTCTGCACATTCGGACAGGAGAGGATGATATGGAGCTGTTATACGAGTACATACGATCAGCGGAGAACGTCATTCTCGCACGGCGATATCCTTTCGGCAACTATCCGGATGTTTTCCCCGAAAAATACAATGACCTGAAAGTACGCATTGCGGAGGATATGTATAACCGTCGCGGTGCGTCCGGACAGGTCGGGCATATTGAGAATAACATTGAGCGCACATGGGCATCAGAACAGGTGTCTGAGCAGCTTCTCCGCGAAGTAGTACCGCTTGCCGGAGGTATCGGATGAGGTCGCTTGAACTTAACAAGCAGACGTTATGGTACGCGCAGTACGTTGGCTCAAAGCCGCTGAAAGACGAGAACGGTCACTTTACCGGGGAGCGAACAATTGAACACACTGCCCCGGTGAAGTATCGGATAAACATTTCAAACGTCGTTGCAACGAATATTAGCCGTTCAATCTCGGTCGTCCGCGTTACGGACTATGGAAACTCGGTTGATTACGACAAAACTCTTTGCACGACGGATTTAAAATGCCCGATTAACGAAAGCTCTGTACTCTGGATTGACAACAGTCCAGAGAATGGAGAGCCGTATGATTATATCGTTCGCCGCGTATCGCGCTCCATAAACTCTGTAATAATTGCCGTTGCAAAGGTGAGAGATGAAGTCACGCGTTGAGTTTTCCCCCGCCGGACTTAAACGCGCCGGGGAACTGATTGATAAATACGAAGCGGACTTAAAGCGACGCGTCGCAGAGCTTGTGAATGAGCTTGCCGAGGTCGGGCGTGAGAGCGCGGATAAGGCATTCGCGACAGCCGACTACGACGGCACAAACGACGTTGTTGTATCGGTAAAAAAAAGCGGTTCTGACAAGCGGGAGATTTCCGCGAAAGTCATAGCTTCCGGTGCTTCCGTTTTGTTTATTGAGTTCGGCACTGGTGTATTTTACTCCGACCCGTCTATGACGCACCCGCTTGCGGATGAATTCGGCTATACGCGCGGCGGCTACGGCTACCACCTTGGTTTGCAGGAATCATGGCGATATCGCGGCAATCCCGGCACAAACGGTGTGCTTATCAATAGTCCGGGAAGCCGATATGACGGATATGTGCTGACGCATGGTAATCCGGCTAACCGATGCATGTACAATGCGGCGGCGTTAATACGCGACAATGTGCGTGAGACCGCCGAGAGGATATTTTAAATGATAGATTTTGAAAATGAGATATACACGCGCATATATCAGCGCGTAACTGATGATTTCCCCGACGCAGATGTAGATTCGCTTGAAAATTATATGCCGTCGCACTTCCCTTTTATCAACATCGTTGAAGCTGAAAACTCCGTCCGTGAGCGCGACCGCGACAGCGGCGGTATAGAAAACTTTGCCAATGTGATGTATGAGATAAACGTGTACACGCGCGGCGAAAAGAAGAAAGAGACGGCGAAAGCTATATTTGCATCGATAAACAATGAATTTATGAAAATGGGATTTATCCGCTTGATGAAGTCCCCGGCAACGTTTAACAACGGTCAAAATTTCCGTATGATCGGAAGATTTGCCGCCGCAGTTGGAGCGGACGGGACTGTATATCAGCGGTAAAGACAAGGAGGTAATAAATTGGCTCTTTCAACAAAAGGCACTTTCCTGATGGTTAAAGCCGAATCGGGCGGCACATGGACTAAGCTATGCGACATTGTAAGCTATCCTGATCTCGGCGCGACACCTCCCAGACTTGACGCGACTACTCAGTCCGACACACAGCACGTATATATTGCCGGACTGCCCGACCCCGAGGAATCAACCTTTGAGGTAAATCACACGGCAGACCTTGAAACTTCTCTTGCTACATATATCGACACCGAGAAAGAATATTCCGTATGGTTCGGCGCGTCAGAATCAGCCGGAGTTCTTACGCCGACAGGCTCAGACGGCAAGTACAACACTTCCGGCAAGCTGTACTACTATGCGACAGGCGGCGGCGTTGACGAGGTGCGTAAAGGACAGATTTCGATTATCCGCTCAAAAGCATGGGTGCGCGACACCACTACAGGCACATAATAAGGGAGAAGGAAAACAATAAATGAAAATCACTCTTACATACGGCAACGTGCCGTACACTCTCGAATTCACGCGCCGCACCGTGCGCGATATGGAAAAGCTCGGCTTTAAACTGAAGTCCCTTTCATTTGACGAAACGCCGCTTTGCGCTATGTATGACCTCTTTGCGGGAGCGTTCCTTGCAAACCATCGTATGGTAAAACGCTCTACCATTGAAGAAATCTTTGACGCGCAGAATGACAAGATGGGACTTATTTCCGCTCTGACAGAGATGTACGCCGACACATACCAGTCCATGAGTGACAACGGCGCGAATACCGAAAACCCCACTTGGACGGCTGTGTGACCGCCGATCAGCAGTCGGGCGAAGAAAATAAAACAGATGATAATGAAAGACCGCTCGGCGAAATGTTTGAGCGGTTATTTCCTTTTTATCTGTCAATCGGTATGACACCCACCGAGTATTGGGATGGAGAACCTTTTCTCGCGAAAGAGTATTTACGCGCGTTTGAGATAACGCGGCGGCATGAGGAAGAAACAATGTGGCGACAGGGTTTGTATATATATCACGCGATTCTTGACGCGTCTCCTGTTCTCCACGACTTTGTAAAGAATCCAAAACCGCTGCCGTATCTCAAGGAACCGTTCCCGGTATCGAAAAAAGAAGAAGAGGAGCGGAAAGAGCGCGACGAAGCGGCGGCTTACGAGGAAATGAAGAATCGCTTCCGTGCGCATGTGGCAATGTCGCAGAACCATGACTACACGAAGAAAGGAGAGAGAGAAGAGAAAGATGGCTGAAAACACTATTGATTCGCTGAATATAGAGATAACCGTCGGGGTAAACTCTGCGGTAAAAGCTATTCAGACGGCAAAGCGGAATCTTACCGGACTTCAAAAGATCATCGACCGTGTAAACGAGCTGCAATTTAATTCAGACGCGGTGAAAACTTTCACGGAATCTATGGAAAAGGTTTCATCGGTGTGCGGCGGCGCGAAGATGGACAAGGCGATAGCAAATATTGAAAAGCTGACTAAGCTGAAAGCCTTTAAGGTGAAAGTGCCGGAGATTAAAGTCCCTGATACGCAGTCTTTTGAGGATATAAAGAAAATAACTGACGCTGCGGCCGACGCGTATAATTCGCGCATGCGTAATCTGCGTACTTCCGGCCCTGTCGGTGAGGGCGGCACAGCGCCGGACTGGCGCAAAATAAAGCGCGATCAAGCAGCTTTTGAAGAATATATCAATGTATATACGGCTGGCAGGGACGCGCTTGGTGCTAAAACAAAAAGGAACGCGGCACAGTTTGATGAGCTTGCAAAACGCGCTTGGGATGCATCGGAGAGATTTAAGCAGGCATACGACAAAATTGCCTACGTCAGCGAAACAACTGACATGTTGCCGCAAGTTGACGAAATACCGAAAAAGGTAAGCAGAATTACACAAGTTATAGAACGTTTGAACAAAAGAGTCGGTGAAACTTTCGCTAACATTCGCAGAAGTGTTTCGGAAAGCGGCAGTATATTTGGAAAAATCAAGGAATCGCTTTATCCGAGAACGCATAAGCGGTCTATTCTTGATAAGCTCGGGCAACGGCTTCTCTTTATGGGCGTATACAAAACCATAAACATGATATCGCAGGCTTTGAAAGAAGGTACGGATAATCTGTATCAGTATAGCAAGGCAATGAACGGTTCCTTTGCTTCATCAATGGACAGCATGTCAAGCTCGATGCTTTATCTGAAAAACTCCATTGCCGCCGCTGCCGCGCCGCTTATTGAAACGCTGTCTCCGGCAATTGATTTTATTGTCGATAAGATTGTAGCTTTTTCAAATGTCCTAAATCAGTTGTTTGCCAAACTCTCAGGCGCGTCTACATGGACTAAGGCAACGCGAATTCAAAAGGAATACGCGGACGAGCTTAAAGATACTGCGGACGCGGCGAAAAAAGCACTGAACATTCTCGTGGGATTTGACGAGCTGAATATATTTAATCCAGTATCGAGCAACACGTCAAGTTCAAAGTTCACAGGCGCGAACCCTGACCCGAAAACCATGTTTGAGACTATGGATATATCAACCGTGGACGAAAACATAGCGGCTTTTGCGGAAAAGATATCAGATGCTTTTGAGAAAATCAAAAAGAAGTTCGAGGAAGTCAAGGAAAAAGTTGTCTCAGTCATGGATATGCTCGGTATTGACTTTGACGATCTTCTTGACGCTGCTCTCACAGTCGGCGGTGCAATACTCGCTTGGAAGCTGTCAACAGGATTTCTCAGTTCTATTTCTTCCCTGATTAGCACTGTTCAGCAGCTTAAAATTCCTATTTCGATTGGTTTATCAATTGTAGGATTGAAACTGTTAAGTGATAACCTTGATACTCTGCTGTCGGGACAAGGAGACTGGAAAAACGTTCTCGGTGCGGCGATTGGCGCGGCTCTCAACATCGGTGCTTTAACATGGGCGTTCGGCTCTGCCGGACTCGCACTTGGACTTGCTACTACGCTTGAGCTTACCGGGTGGAAGCTGATAAAAGACGCGATCTCACGGTTCAGGAACGGTGAAGAAGGATGGAAAAAGTGGCTTGAGCTTGGAATAGGCGGTGTGCTGTCTGCGGCAGGAATCGCTATAGCTTCCGCTGCGTTCGGTCCCGCAGGATTTATTATAAGTCTTGGGACAATGCTTGCGCTTGCCGTGACTTCGTTCAATATTGATTTTAATGAACAGTATTGGAACAGCGAGATTGGCAAGAAAATTAAAGCAATGCAGGATAATGCGAAAGAAACCTATGATTATTCCGTGAATCTGATGCTTGAAATAAACAGCATTGACGCACCGATTAAGGAGCTTGAAAGCAAGTTTACAACTTTGCGTGCGCTTGTTGATGAAGCGTTTAACATCAACGACATTGCAGTTGCGGACAGAACTTCATCGGAAGCACTGCGACTTAAGGCTCTTGTCAACGAGATTAACAACATGGGCATTATTCAGCTTAACTTTGACGAGAACGGCTCTATCAAGCAGACACGCGCAGACACCGAGGGATTGATTGGCGATACGCTAAGATACTATCAGACGCTTGCATATCAGGAAGCGTATGTGGAAGCGTATAAGAAGAATGCGGAAGCGGTACGCGCACTTAAAAAAGCGCAGGATGATTTAAACGCGGTAAACAAGCAGGTTAGGGAAAGTCAGCAGAAAGCCTATGATTCAATGAGTGAAGCGGCACGTACTACAAAAAATTATTCCGAAGCTACTGACGTGACAACAAAAGGCGTGAAAGGCTTTATTTTGACACTCGAAGCTTGGGTCATGGGTCTTCTTAAAGGTGAAAAAGAGCTAAAAGAAAACATCAAAACGCTTGAAGAATCGGAAAAAGCACTTGATGAGCAGCAGAAAGCCTATGAAAGCATGAAGAAAGCAACCGAGGAATCCACGCGACAGGTTGAGTATTACTCAAAGGCTCTTGAAGATTTAAACAAGACCGACGTTGATATTTCGCTTAAGGTTGATACTCGCCAGCTCGATAACGCCATTGACAAGCTCGAAGCCTCTTTTCAGGTCAATGCTGTAGCAAAAGGAAACGCTAAGTTTAACACCGACAGATATCAAGCTATGGCTGACGGCGGCGTAGCTTACCGTCCTACTCAGGCGTTAATCGGCGAATACTCCGGTGCTTCTTCAAACCCGGAAATTGTGTCTCCGCAGGATTTGATGTATGAGACAATGGTACGCGCCAATGCCGACAGCAACACAGCTACGGAAGCTCTGCTGCGCAAGCTGCTACGCGCGGTCGAAGAAGGAAACTCGCGCGACGGCAATATAAGCGTTACCGTCACTTCTTCCGAGATTAACAGAGCGCAGGAACGATACGACAGGCGCGTTGGCGCACGATAACTATTATGGCGCACGGTTACTGCATATATCACGCTACGGTATATGCAGTAGCGGCGGCGCGTGAGGTAAAATAATGGCAACTGAAACAAACTATAATCCGCTGCGTTCAGTCGGCGGTTCTTCCGTGAAAGCTCCGTCTGAATATACGTACAAGCTCGCCGATGTATCGGCTTCAGACGCGGGGCGAACAGAAGACTATATTATGCAGAAAAAGCGCGTCGGTCAGCAGACTGCGCTCGATCTCGCGTGGAACTATTTGACGGATGAAGAAATCGCGGCTGTACTGACGGCGTTTGACCCGGAATACATAAACATAACATACAAGGACGCAAAAGCGAACGCCTATTTAACGAAAGAGTTTTACGTCACGGACAGAACGTCTCCGATGTACAACTGTACGCTTGGACTTTGGACTAATCTTTCGTTTTCGATAGTATCAAGAAAGGTGGAATGATATGGGGACTATTGGCAATCTGGCAGTTGGCAGTAAAGTTAAATTCGGTAAGTATCAGGTCAATACCGAGACCGCGCAGGATATTATCTGGACTATAGTCGCAAAAAACCACAGCGGTTATCCGTCAAACTCCGTAACGCTTCATGCCGCCGAAATACTTGACCTGAGATGTTTTGACGCGAAAGAACCTGACAACAGCGATTCCGACCGACAGAGTTACGGTAACAACCGCTATTCCGTATCTAATATAGACCAGTGGCTCAACAAAGATGCCGCAGGCGACGCATGGTACAGTGCAGCTCACAGCGCAGACCATTCCCCTGATACTGCGGATGGTACAGGTGGTTACAGCACTCAGTATGCAAGCCGTCCCGGTTTTCTGAACGGTTTTACCGATGATGAAAAAGCCGCTATTCTCTCGACAACCATTCGGGTTGTCAAGCCGAGTGTAGACGGCGGCTCTTATGAGGATGTTGTTCGTAAGGTATTCTTGCCGTCCACAACCGAAGTCGGTCACTCAAACGAGAATAGGATTGCCGAGGGTGCAGTGTGGGACTACTACACAAGCAATGCCGCCCGTATTGGATATGTCACGCAGCAGTGCTTTAGCAATACTCCTTCGAGTTCAAAACCTTCGAGCAAGACTACCGCATGGTATTGGTGGCTGAGAACGCCCTACTACTCGAGCGCCAACGGCGCTCGGTATGTCTACTTGAATGGTGATTTGACATACAACACTGCTTACTATGGCAACCGTGGCGTTCGTCCCGCTTTGAATCTTTCCTCTTCTCTCACCGTGTCAGACAGTACAGACAGCGACGGATGTTATACCGTAGAGTTTGACACGCAAACCTCCATACAACCGCCGTCAAACATGAGCATATCAGGCTCTTTTGTTCAGGGAAACACTGTTACAATATCGTGGGATGCTTCTCCGTCCGATCAAAACGACGGCAGCATTTCATACAGGTTGGTATACTACTCTGCCGAAAGCGCAGACGCAGAACTCAGCACGTCTTGGAAACAGATATATTACGGATTTAATAAAACATGCAGTTTTACAATTCCGTCAAATGTTGCGAAAATCAGATTCGCGGCTGACGCAATGAATACAAGCTCGGGACTGTTTTCCGAGAAAATTTATTCCCAAACATACGAGGTTTCAGCACCCGCGACAAATTCCGCGCCTACGGTTCCGTCTTCAATTACCGTTCCGTCGACCATATATTCCGGTTCAAACGCTGTGATTTCTTGGGGCGCGTCCACTGACCCGGACGGCGATACGGTCACGTATTCGCTTGAATGCGCTTATGATTCGGGCGCGTATTCCGTGATTTATTCCGGTGCTGCGCTGACATATACTCACGCGGTATCAACAGGTAAAAGCACCGTGACATACCGTGTACGCGCGACAGACGGAAGTTTATACTCAGACTACAAAACGGCAAACGTTGTAACTATATCGACAGTTCCTGTCACACGTCCGAAATATCCCGCGTCCTCTGCGGCTCTCGCGAAATTTGCGGCTGACGCTATGCAAATCGCGAAAATAACCTTTTCGGGAGTGGACGAAACGCTGACTATCACGAACAACGACATTGTAGAACATGGACTGACGATTGATCGCACGGTGTGTTCCGGCAACTCCATTGAGATTGGTTCGTGCATTGCGTCCGAGATGCAGCTTATCCTTGACAATCACTCCGGCAAATGGAACAACGTAAAATTTGAAGGAGCTGAGATGTACGTGCAAGTCGGCGTGAAGCTTGACGATGGCACGACGGAATACTGCCCGTTTGGATGTTTTACGGTTGACGAAGTTCCGCGAAAACTGAAAACAATCACGCTTACCGCGCTTGACCGCATGGTAATGTTCGACAAGCCTTTTGATTCAACGAAAATCGCGTTCCCCTGCACTGTTGCATATCTCGTTGACAGGCTATGCACGATATGCGGCGTAACGCTGCGCTCAACATTATCCGGTATGCCGAACGCTTCATACTCCGTGCTTGACGCGCCTGTCGGTGATGATATCACGTATAGACAGATGCTCTCATGGTGTCTTGAAATAATGGGCGCGTGCGCGTTTATTGACTGGACTGGTCAGCTCGTTGTCGGTTGGTATGAAACGACCTCCACCATGCTTACGACTGCTAACAGATATTCGTCGGACATTTTTGAAAACGCGATTTCAATCACCGGAGTGGATATTACCTATGATGACGTTGTATATTCGGCGGGTGAGGACGGATATAAGCTGAATATCGTCGGAAACGGCTTAATCCAGTCAAAACCGGACGGAATTGCCGCAAATATTTACTCTACTGTTAGCAAACTAAGCTATAAGCCGTTCTCGGCTGTCACAAAGCCCTACATCGACATTTATCCTATGGACGTGTTTTCATTCAAGGACGCTTCTTCAAACGTCTCTACGGTCGCTGTGACAGCTACCAATTTTTGTCTAAATGGAAATCTTTCGGTAAAAGGTACAGGAGAAACCAGTCAAAGACGCGGATATGCTGCATCGAATCCTCTGACGGCGCGTGAACGCGTGATAATTGAAGATGTGGCGCGTCGAGCGGCTAATGATGTGACCCGTGAAGAATCCGCTGCGCTTCAACTGAACGAAACGATAGCTAATTCGTTCGGTCTTCATCGAATTGAAGTGAAAGAAGCGGACGGCTCAACCACCTATTACTTTGCGGATAAGTCTGCGCTTGCGGACGCGTCGATTATATACACCTTCCGCGCAAACGGCTTTGCATGGACTACATCATGGAACAACGGAAATCCGGTATGGCAGTACGGCATTACGAAAGACGGAAATGCGCTCTTAAAAACTTTATCGGTGTACAAGCTGACTGCGGACTACATCGACGCTGGAACGCTGACGGTGCAAAAGGTTTTGTCAAAACACGGCAACACTACTATATCAATTGACCCGACAACTGGTATGCAAATCAGCACAGGCTCGGTTAAACTATTTAGTGTAAACACGGATTCCGTTGACGTAAAGCTGTCGGCTAACTCTATTTCGCTTGAAGCTGTCGGCACTGGCGGTACAACATCGACAACCACGGAGGATGTAGGACTTGTAACGCACAGCAGCGACGATACCTATTATTTTGTGAAACCGTCGGGCAGCGACTACTATGTGTCGAACAACAACGGCGTTGCAAACTCATACGCATACGCGACCGTTTACTTTAGCTTTGATGAGGCTACGACGGTAAACTTAAGCTGCATATCGTATGGTGAGAGCAACTTCGACTACGGTATTATAAGCACGGTTGACGCGGAGCTTGCGCACTCCAACACTGCTGACACGTCGAATGTTTTGAAGTCGTTTAAAGGCGAATCCTCGTCGAGCGCGGTAAACGTATCGGTCGCGCTGCCGAGCGGAGAACATTTTATAACTATAAAGTACATCAAAGACAACTCTTCCGATTCGGGCAACGACACGCTGCAATTCCGCGCCACTGTGACAAAGACGGTGACAACCGGGAACAACGGCGCGAAGCTTACGCTGAAATCGGGCGGTACGGTGTTAAATTCCGCGAACATATCATTCACAGGATTTGTAACGTTCAATGATCTTGCGCAGACCGGGAAGACAACAATCAACGGCGGCAATATTACAACAGGCACTATATCGGCTGACAGAATTGATACGTCTACTCTCACCGTTGAACAAGTACAGTTCAAGGGCGATAAGACGAAAACCATTCTGACATCAAACGTAAAGTCAAGCTATGCCCAAACTTATCTCGGTATCGAAAGGTCTTTGTCGGCATCCGGAGATGAGATGTATTTGCAAGCGGCTGATATTATGTTCGGTGCAAATCCATCAGACGCTACGCTGCGTTTTGACCTTTCGACCGCTTCTGAGGCTATCATCAGAGCTAATTCTTCATCCGATACGCTGCAAATCGGGACTAACGCCAGACGCGCCAAAGTATACGCGGGAGAACTGTATGCCGATTATTTGACACTCGGTGCGAGCGAAACGGCGCGACTGTACGTTGAGGGAAACCGAATATTCTTTGAAGCTGCAAACGGAAACGTATACAGAATAGATACTACACTTCAATCATAAGGAGAAAAACAAAATGAAACTTGGAACTATTATTAACGCTATTCCCGCACTACAGAAGTTATCGCAGTGCAATCTTACCTTGCGCACGGCTTACAATGTAAAAAAGCTGCTCCGCGCTGCGGAAGACGAAATCGAGCTTTTTCAGGGAGAGACGCAGAAAATTATCGCGTCTCCCGACCTGACGGAAAAAGAAAAAATCAGAAGAACAGATGAACTGCTTGCTTTTGAGATTGACACGGAAATAAAGCCTGTTGTGATATCGCTGTCTGAGGACGTTATAATCACGCCGAACGACTTATCGCTGCTTGAAGATTTTATCGAACTTAAAGATTAACTCTACATGAAAGGTAGGTGAAACTGCTTGCCGAACATAATGATAACGGTGCGCGACAAAGTGCCAAAGGTGGAAAATCCGCTCATTGTCGTTACTGACAACTCGGACTATACGCTGAGATTTGACTTTGACCGCGAATGGGATGATATACGGTACAAGACTGTCGTTGTCGCAAATGAAGCCGGAGACGAGATTGAAAAAATCCTGATGGACGGAAACACTTGCACTCTGACGGCGATAAACGGCAAAATGTGGCGTATCAAGGTCGGTGTGACTGCCGGAGACATTATCACAACGACACCTTGCGACATACGTATACTCCCCTCGATACTGGCTTTTCTTGGAGGGCGGGTGCCGGCACCGCCCGATGATATCTATTCGCAGATAATGAAGCTGCTGAACGAACTCAAAGAAGGCGAAATTTCAGACGAGGACATTCAGAAAGCCGTGAACAATTATCTCGAAAAACACCCTGTTACAATCAGTCCGGCAACGACTTCCGCTCTCGGCGGCGTTATTGTCGGAGAAAATCTATCCGTCACCGAAGATGGTACGTTGTCGGTTGACACTACGGACGATATGACAGCGGACGCTGCGAAACCTATTACTGCCGGGGGCGTAAACGTTGTTGTCGGGAACATCGGTGCGCTGCTCTCAATGATATGACAAACAAAGGAGATAAAAATATGCCTGCTACAACAATTGCTGACCTCATAACCGCGCTGCAAACCGCGCGTAACACTATCCGCACAAAGCTCGTTGCACTCGGACTTACCACTTCTGCCGCGAAGCTTGGAGACTGCGCTACCGCCATTGACGGTATTACAAACAACGGCGCGGTAAACGCACAGCTTAAGGAAGGCGAAACTTATACTATCCCGAAAGGATATCACAACGGCTCCGGTACGGTTAAGGGCGTTGCCGGGGGCGGCTCGTACACTCTGCAAACGCCTGATGCTGTAACGCCTACAAAGTCACAACAGAATATTACTCCCGCGCAAGGCTACTATGGTCTTGCCGCCGTAACGGTTAATCCAATCCCTGACAACTACAACGACACTTCAAACGTCACTGCCGCCGCAGGCGACGTGCTTGCTACAAAGATTATTATAGGTTCTGACGGTGCGGCTATCACAGGTACTATGCCGAACAACGGCAAGGTTGAGAAAACGCTTGACGGTACTACAACCTCTTACACCATTGCAAAAGGCTATCACAACGGCGAGGGTGCGGTATCGATTTCAACAGAAACGAAATCAATCACTCCGACAAAATCCGCTCAGGATGTCGTTCCATCAACCGGGAAACTGCTTACGAAGGTTTCCGTTGCGGCGATTCCCACGAAATATCAGGATGTGTCAGCCGTAACCGCGACTGCCGGGGATGTGCTTAAAGGAAACAACTTTGTGACCGCAGACGGTGAAGTTGTTGAAGGTACGATTGTGAACAAAGCGGGAGCTTCATTCACAATTAACGGACTTACTGAGACTTCCGTGACGATTCCAACAGGATATTACAACGGCACCGGTACGGTATCGCTGACGGACGATATTTATAACGCGCTTGCGGCTATATGAGGTGAATATGGCAGACGATGGACTTAATTCAATCGTGACGGAAATCACGCGAATTAACACGGCGAAAACGGATATAAAAGCGGCTATAGAAAATCTCGGCGAAACTGTGCCGGAGGACGCAAAACTTGACGGCATGGCGGCGTATATCAATTCGGCAGGTGGAAAATATCTTCCGCTTGCCGGAGGTACTATGACTGGGGCGTTGACGCTCTCGGGTGCGCCGGAGACGGATTTGCAGGCGGCTAACAAGGGGTATGTGGATGATGCAGTCCCAAAACTCGGCATCACGTCTGGTGCTGCTGTCGGGCAGCTTGCTAAAGTTAAGGCAGTGGATGAAAACGGTGTGCCTACGGAGTGGGAAACGGTGGATGATGAACCGGGAACTGTGGTATATACGCTGACTGGCAGTGATGCGAACGGATATACAATTGACGGACTTGATACACCATATACAACTATTCAGGCTCAGATTGAAGCGGGAAAGAATGTAGTGCTGAAAAGAATGTCCGGTATATACTCTCTTGCAGCAAACGCCAGCGGAATGTTTATTTTTGTGTATCAATACAATACGCTTACCGATAGCATTACTATTAAGAGCGATAATACGATAACAAAAAGTCCTATTACTCTCCAGACTTTGAGTGCCATGACCGATGATATTTCTGCCAATGCAACATCGACCGGAAAATACCCGTCCACCAAAGGCGTTGCGGATTATGTGGCGGCGAAAGTCAAAACATACACTGCCGGAGATGGGATTAGTATATCTGATGATAATGTGATATCCGCGCCGAAAACGTCTGAAACGTGGACGTTTACGCTTGCGGACGGCTCGACTGTTACTAAATCGGTGGTGATTAGCTCATGAGTATTGATTTTGCATCAGTCCGCGCGATAACCATACCGGAGGGCGCGGTTAAGATGATTACTACGTCGGATGGAACGGTGCTGTGGAAACTTGGCTATACTTGGAAGAAGTATAATGTGGTGACGAATGTGGTTGAAGGATCGAGTGTATCAATCAAAGCAGACAGAATTTCCACGATCTATTGCTGGAAAACCGTTAGTGCTGATTTAAAAGGTAGTGGCGAACGAAAAGCTGATATTGCTTATGACTATATAAAATATTCTTTATACAATGAGTATCCATACTTTAACTCGAGTTCTGCGAATGATGTTGTTACTGGTAAATGCACAGGCGGAAGAATAAATGCTTCTGGCGTGTCTATCTACTACAGTGAGCTTTCAACAATCGAAGGGCAAGGCACATACATAGAAGACGTAACTGCAACTGACGCTAACGCTTATCCTGGCAACGGCAAACATACTGATGGGTATTGGTATGTTAAGCAAACGTGAGATAAGCGTGAGACAAACAAAACTAAATTTTATGAAAAAACGAGGTATATTAAATGGAAGATATTTTACAGACAATACTTCACTGGGCGATTCCCTTTTTATGCGGCGGCGTGGCTACGGGGTGCATTACATATGTAGAGATGCGTAAACGCACCGACACCGCGCTGAGAGACGGCGTACAATGTCTTCTGCGCTCCGAAATAATCCGCTGTCACGACAAATATATAGAGCGCGGATATAGCCCGACTTACGCGAAAGAAGCTGTCACACGCGCGTACCGCGCTTATCATGCGCTCGGCGGCAACGACGTTGCGACGGACTTATATCACAGGTTGATGGAACTTCCGTCTGAGCCGCCGAAAGAATGAGGGTGAATATATGAGACTTCCGTATAAGACAGGGCGTGTAACGCTTACCTCGCGCTACGGTTGGCGAACATTAAACGGTGCGCGGAACTGGCATTCAGGCGTTGACCTGTGCGGCACGGACAAAACCTTAACCGCGCCTTGCGACGGTGTGATTGGCGCGTCTGCTATGCTTGACCGCGCGACTGACAAAACGCTCACATGGCAATGGGGAAACTATGTCCGCATCGATACGCCAGACGGACTTAAGATATACATGTGCCATATGGCAAAACGACTTGTGAAAGTCGGAGACACGGTTCGCGCCGGGGATATCGTTGGCATCGAGGGGAACACAGGCTACTCATTCGGAACACACTGCCACTTTGAGATACGCAAAAACGGTACTGCGGTTGACCCGACACCTTATCTCGGAATTCCGAACGGTTACGGTGTGCATGACGTTACTCCGGCTGAGACGGCTTACGCGGACGAATACGAACATGACGGTTTAAAATTCGTCCGCGCCAAAAACTTCCGTATAGTTTATCACGACAGCGGAAAGCGGACCGGCACGGCAAGCCGATACATAAACGGCGGTTTCTTCGCGAAATTCCGCAAAAGCGGCACGTCTTCGATTTTCACTTTACCTGTTGCTAACCTCGTTTGCGATATTTCGGGGTATTCGGACGGTGCGGAAAAATATCTTTCTCCTTTTATCATAGGCGGCAAGCTATACTATTCATGCAATCACAATCAGACAAAGCAGTTTTCGGGCAAGAAGGTATCGACGCTCGTTGTTCCCTACTCCGGCAAGCCTTACGTTGACGATTTAAACGAACCGCCGAAATGCAAGTTTGCGATATCGGGAGTGCCTACCGTGCGGAACGGAGATGATGTAGACTACTACAACTATGTACGTGCGCAAGGTTGGGATGATTCGTGCATGCGTCCGACTTACCGCAACTGGCTTGGCGTGCGAAACGGCGAGATTTACGTTATATCCGGAAAAACAAAAGACAAAAACTACATTTACGGTATGGAGATTTGGAAAAAGCTGAAAAGCGAAAACTTTGAGGACGTGATATGCCTTGACGGCGGTTCTTCATATTTCCGCAAATGCGGCGGTACGGAGGGATGGCTTAACGATACTGTAAATAATCTGGTGGAGTTTTAAAAAAAGAATAGAACCGCGTCGGGGTTGCGAATTCCGGCACGGTTCTATCAGGGGTTGCCTGTTGCCGCTAACCACACGGCGAATGTTCGTTGTGTGAAGAAACTTGAACATTAAAGATTTCAAGCTATATCACTTAACGGAATCTTTGTCAATACTGAGGTGATTCTATGCGCTTTATGAAAAAGCTGCTCGTGACTATCTACCTTTATATCGGCGTATTCGGCGTGATATGCCTTGTGATGTGGATTGCCACGCGTGAAGAGCCGACTTCTTTAATCGCCGGAGTATTCGGTGCGGCTGGCGTTGAATCGCTCATATCCGGTATTCTCAGAATGAGCGAAAACAAAGCGGAACGCGCTGAGAGAAAACGCGAAGAAGAAGCCGCGCATGCAGAACAGGAAAAGCAGAACGAAAATATTATTGAATTAGAATGAGGTATATTATGGAAAAAATCAATTGGAAACAGAAACTTTCATCCCGCAAGCTCTGGGTGTCGATTATCGGCGTTATTGTCGGCGTAGCTATGACGTTCGGTATAAAGGACGGCGAATGGAATGAGATAGCGGGCGCGGTTACATCTATCGCTTCAATAATCGCGTATATCCTCGGTGAAGCAAAAATCGACGCATCGCGCGTTGAGGGTGAAGTTATCAACAATGCTATCAATAATGCCGCAACTGTAGAAGTAACCGACACGGAACACTGATGTGAAAGATCACATTGACAAAAGGCGGCTTGTGCGCTCGATTGGAGATGTGCGAGATATTGAGGACGCTATCGAGAGATGCAATCTCCGACCGGACTATAAAACGCTGCTCCGCATACTATACATAGACGGCGGCTGTCTTGACGATGTATGCGACGCAGTAGGACGAGAGTACACCACCGTTTCTAAGTGGCATCGCGCCGCGCTTGTGAAGCTCTGCTACATACTGCAAAAACAAGGAAAAATATAGGCAAAACACTGGCAAAATAATTGAAAGAAATAAACCTCTGACTATGGTACAATTGTAGCATAACAGAGGTTTTTCTTTTTGAGGTGAACATATGGCGAATATGCCTTATTATCCCGGCTTTAATCCTTACGGCAGTGCGCAGTATATGCAGAGCTACGGACAGCCTGCCGCATACGCTCAGCCGAACGTTCAGAACGTTCAGCAGACCGCACAGACAGGGCAGAACGCAAGCACATGCGGATATAGCTGCCGGGTCGTAACGTCGCGTGAAGAAGCTCTTGCGACGGCGTGTGACTTTATGTCGGCTGGCGTTGTAATGCTTGATTTTGCGCACAGCATGATTTATGTAAAACGGTTTAATCCGAACACTGGCGCGTCGGATTTCTTTGAATTTGCATATCAACCGCCGAAACAACAGAATCAAAGCACGGTTTCGGAAGATTTTGTGCCGAAATCGGAATTCGAACGGCTATGTTCCGATGTGCAGGACTTGCGCGGAGAAGTTGAACGTTTAAGACCGAAAAACAAGAAAGAGGTAACAGACAATGCCGTTTAATCCTATGATGCTTTTATCCGCTCTCGGTAGCGGTCAGTCGCTTGATAATGTTTTGTCTTCCCTATCCTCACAGGGGCAGGAGTATGCACGTGCTGTCAATCTCATTCGCGGAAAGAACGCGCAACAGCTACAGACGATTGCTCAGAACATGGCGAGAGAGCGCGGAATTGACCTTAACGCTATGCTCAGTTCGTTCGGCATAACGCCGCCGAAAACCGCGCCCGACGTTCCCGCCGCCGCTTTGGAAAACGAAAATTCGGTGAAAGTTTAAGTCTTGTTTAAGTCTTATTTCAAACTAATTTCAAACTAAACTCTGCTCCTTTCAGTTTATCGGGTCACTTGATTCAAAAACCGATATTTACAACGAACAAACCCTTGTGGTTTGAAAATAAAAAAACTGAAAGGAGTTATCAAAATGGGTAACGAACTTTTAACAGGTTTCCTTGCGGGTCAGGGAGACAGCGGCAACCGCGACGGCGGTTTCTTCGGAAATGAGGGACTTTGGGCAAAAGTAGAGATATAACTACGGCTACCCTTTGTATCGAGTGATCGGTGCAAACTCAACGTTAAATGCTTTGAATCCCTAAAGCTCACTACCTAAACAGCAGTCGGAAACGGCAAACTGAACGGTGCGAAAGCAGAAAAAACAGTGAGATGGCATATGGTGAAATAAAAAAACTGGCTTATGTCAGTCCTAAGTGCTTTTACAATGGGTGTTTAGCAGGGACAGTTCTAAACCTAATACGGCATGAGAAACCCTCAACGACTATCTCCCGGACGGAGAGTAAAACCGTAAGCTAATGACGGAAGAAAAATGTTGCTCTGTATTTTTACAGATGAAGATATAGTCTGCACTGGCGTGAAAGCGTCAGAGGTCTGCCTATAACGGCAAGACTGCATCGGAAGTTGCGTTCCGATGTGAACAATATGGCGGTGATCATACTCGCCATCATTTTCGGCTGGGGTCGCAACGGATTTGGCGGCAACGGTAACGGCAATGACGGCATGTCCGGCATGAGTGCGCTTCCGTATGTGATGGCTGCCGGAACACAAGGCGGTTTAACACGCGCTGATTTACAGTCCGAGTTCGGCTTCAACGGACTTGAAAACAGTGTTCGCGGCGTACAGGACGGTCTTTGTGATGGATTCTATGCGCTCAACACATCTATTCTCAACGGCTTCCACGGCGTAGACAATGCGGTTTGCAACCTTGGTTATCAGACACAGCAGGGATTCAACAACACGAATACCGCTATGATGCAAGGTTTCAACAACACCAACACTGCTATGATGCAGGGATTCAACGGTGTAGAGCGCGGGCAGAACGCGATTGCTAACCAGATCGCTTCATGCTGTTGCGAAAACGGACGCGCTATGGAAAGAGGTTTTGCAGACGTTGGCTACCGCATGGCTACCGACACATGCGCAATCAATACCAATGCCGCAAACAATACTCGCGACATCATAGACGCAATGAACTGCGGCTTCCGTGGCATCACCGACAGACTTACCGCTCAGGAACTTGCGGCTAAGGACGCGCAGATCGCTGCTCAGACGCAGAAGATCTTCGGTCTTGAACTTGCGGCTTCGCAGAGTGCGCAGAATCAGTACCTTGTCGCTCAGCTCGGCGCGAAAGTGCCTGTTCCGGCGTTCAATGTTCCTGCACCGTTTCAGTATTCCGGCTGTAACTCCGGCTGTAACGGCTGCAATTATTAATTCCGGCAATTTGCCGTGACCGAAAAAAATGGGGGAGCGGCTTACCGTTCCCCTGATTTTATTTATGGAGGATTATATTATGGCATGTGCTAACGTATGCCGTCTCTGCAACAGATTCATCATATCCGATTCTGTAGCTTTCACAGGCGGCAACCTTGTGATTAACATTCCTGCCGGGACGTACGAAAACGGCGAAAAATACTGTATTGTTGTAGCTCAGTCAATCCCGACAACCACCACTATAAACGCGCCTGTTTACGTTACAATCGGAGCCGGCACTACTCTTTATCCGCTGACCAACAGATGCTGCGCACAGCTTACGGCTTGCGGAATCAGAACGCGCACACGGTATTCCACCGTCGTTGTGACAAACGCAACGGGCGGTTCATTCCGTCTGCTCGGTCGTCCGGCTTGCGCTCCGAACAATGCACTGACTGCCATTGACGGCGGCACTGCAACCGCAACGGAAGGAGCTTGATTATGAAACCGAACTGGAAAATGATGCTTCTTGCCGACAACGGCAAAAAAAAC